ATGGACGATGAAGCGCGGGTGATTGCGGGGCTGACGGAGGGGGAGCGCGAGGCCCTGGCCAACGCCACATGCGAAGTTCCACGCCAGAAGGATGAGTGGGCGCCCGACTGCGTTTGCAGCACGCGATACACGACCTTCATTGAGCAAGGCCTCACGGTCGCCCGTGGTCGGTTCCCCGGCGGCATGGTCCTGACCGAAAAGGGCGAACGCATCCGCCGCCGCATCCTGGAGGGCCGGTCGTGATGGAGGGTCTTGCCATTATCGGGGCCGTCACGCTTTTCATTCTGGCCGCCGTGTTTGCGTTTATCTGCTACCTGCTGGCGCGCGAGTTCAAATGGGCATGGATTCGAATGTCCCGTCTCGCCCGCGTCCTCAAGGGTAAGAACTGGCGCGCGTGGCGACGCAGGAAGCCGAGAGTGTTCCTGGCCGCCGTATGGAAGGACATGTGGAGCGGCTACGACACTCAGGAGGTGAGGGGTATAGTGTTACCTCGCAACGTTGATGAGCCGATTAGGCGGCGGCATTTCTACGGTGCCTAGGAGCGCCCAGCAGATGCTCAAGGAGATGGGGAAGTGAGCTTACAACCTCTTGAACCGGGCCCGCAAAGTTTCGTGGTCGACCCGCCCATTCACCCTCAATTGGCGCGTGGGCTTAATGCTTTGCGCAACCGCCATCCTGAATGGGTGGACGATTCATGGCGGCATATGAGCAGCGACGGACGCGACCTCAGTGGCGACAGTGTGTTCTATGGGGTCACCGAGGATGGCACGAAGTTCATCCGCGATGCCATGGCTGCTCTACCGGACAGCTTCGAGGATTTCGACGAGAGCGTGCTGGAGCCGTCTGAGATATTCAGGATGAGCATAAATCCCGATCAGCATAAGCCGCTGCTTCGGATTTTGATGGGCCTCCACAAGGCCTATCCCGGTTATGTCAATCGGATCTATACGGCGTCCTCAGCGTGGGACACGGGTTTCGAGATGAGCGGCAAGGGCGCGTCTGTTATCGGGTTCGCAATATTGCAGGCACTGGATGCGGCGAGGATTGAGGGATGAGCATTCTTGATTTTTTCAGGGAACGCCTTGGCAGCAATTATCCAGTCGATCCCTTTTGGGACGATGTTCTTTCCGAGGCGTTGGACCGACATATGCCGGTCATGATGTCAGATCTCTATGCCATGGTTGGCGGCCATGTCGTTTGGGTCGGGAATTATCCCTATGCGTATGGCAACAAGTACAACACCGACGCGTTACCCCGCATGGCAACGCGTCGCCGCCTTCATCAGATGCTTTTGAGCCAGCCTGAGTATCAATTTTGATCGCAACAGGATCAAGTTCTTGCTGGGCGAGAGGGGCTGAGTTTGGTATGGAGGCGTTGGTGATGCGGCCGAGGTGGATCAGCCCGGCCGTCTAGGCTTCGCTCCCATTCCCGCATCACTACTACAGTTCAGGGCAGGCGGGTTCGACTCCCGCTCGTTGGCCGAGATCGTGGTGAAGGAGCGCGTTCGAACCGCGCACGAGGCTTAGGCCCTTCGCTAGTACCCTCGGGGTAGAGGGTGGCCTGACAGCTCCGAAAGACGGCATCACTTCCAATATTCGCGGTTCCACGCCACCACAGCCGAGCAATCCGCCCATGCCGCATAGAGCCCCTTGATCCAGTCGGCGCGGTTCTTGTCCTCCACGGCCGCGTCAGGGCTCGCAGCGGGCACAGGAGGGGCTTCAGGGCACGTCAGGCGCTCAGGGGGTGGGGGAAGCCTACTTGGTGCCGCCTTGGGCCCGCAGGCGGCTAAACAGCTCGTCAACGCCAGAGCTATTGGCAATGCTGTTCTGCACTTCATCGGTTTGCTCCTTGGATGCCTCGGCCGCCTTGTCCGCGCGCGCTCCAGCCTTGTCGCTTTCGATGTGGGCCTGCGCCGTCAGCTCGACCAGATATTCGGCGCGGACAGCGCGATCATGCGAGGGGAGCCAGACGAAGCGGAAGATGAGGAAGGCGATGATTGCCAAGGCCGCCACAGACGCCCATGCCGCTGCCTTGGCGAAGCGCTGGCCCACGAGGCGCGCGAAGAACTTCAGGATGAAGACGGGCATGCTATTCCTCCAAAGCCCTGAATATCCGCTCCGCCATATCGAAGCTGAAAGGCCGCACGCCCCGCAGGATCTGGCTCACCGATTCCGGCGCCAAATCCGCTTCCTCCGCCAGCCTCGCCTTGGTCCAGCCACGATCCGCGCGCAGGCGCTCGATCATCGCCGCAACATGGCTCTGCAAGGATGTGCCGTTCATCCGCCGATCGCGCAGATAGGTGAACTTCCGTTCCGCCAGCAGGCGACGAGCGTTGCCGCCGAACTTCATGGGCAGTGCGGCTTCTTGCCAGAGTTGCGCGCCACAGCGTCGTCAAAATAGGTGATGCGGAGATACAGGTCAGGGCGGCCAATGGGGACGATAGCGAAGCGACAGGCGCGCTCGCCGACAACCGAGCCATAGTCCGTCGCGTTCACCGCATTGCGCGCCGTGACATAGGCCTCCTGCGTGATCTTCCCGGGCTTGCGCAGGTCGTTGTAGAGGATGGACGTGATGGCCGCCTCACGCAGCTTGGCGACGGTCGCGGTGCGCACCGGGTCGCGCCAGTCCTTGTCCGGACGCCCGACGGGATCTGCACGCTCGTCTATGAGGCGCACGGTCCATTCCGGGGTGGCACGGAGCATGTCCGGCGCCATCAGGATCAGGCAGGCGATGAGGAGGCGGGTCATGGTTCCTCCTTCACGGCGACAGGGTCGCCCGGCTGTCCGGTTGGGCGATCTTCCGACGTCTTGGCTTTGCCTCCCGAGCTGGAGCCGAGCCAGAACCCAACGGCGAGCATCGCGAAGTTGATCCACGTCCCGATGACGTTGCCCTTGGTCACCTCGTCACTGGAGAACATCAGGACATAGCCGCTCACAAACGCGAACCCGAGCAGCACGAATGCCGACACTGAGACAACGACGCGAAGGTGAGGGATGGAGTTCATCCCCAAACCCCAGCGATCAGCGCCCGCTTGAACTGGTCCGCATAGCCTGCGATCAATTCAGCCTTGTCCGTGCCGTTGATGATCCGGCGCGCATTGATGAACTCGTTTTCCGTGCCAAGCCCGGGCGTGATATAGCTGCCCAGCGACTTGCCGGTGAACATGCCGCGTTCCATGCCCCTAATAAGGATGGAGACCGAAATGTCTGGATCGAGGGCGAGGTCGTAGTTCTTGGCGAGCTTGCCTTCCAGACCCAGCGCAGCGTCCATCGTCACGTAATTGGCATGCCATGTGAGCTGCACCAGCCCACGGCCATAGGGGGCCTTTCCTGTATCGTTGACCTTGCCATAGGGCTTCCCTTTGCCCTTGCCCCACTCCTCAATGGGTTTCAGGCGCGCCTCATGCCAGGCGGTGGCGAGCGCATAGGCCAGCCATCCAATCGTCCACTGGCAGGCGTGGTCGAGAATCTTGTTCAGGATATCGACCTGCACCTGATCCAACGGCCCGGTGATCTTGCGGACGGCTGCGAAAAACTGATCGGGCTGTTCAAGCTGGCGGATGACGGGGCCGACGCCCAATGCCTTCGCCACCGCCGCTTCGGTCGCTGGCCCCCATTTGCCGTCCGGCTCGACGCCAACCCGGCGCTGAATATCTTGGAGAAGGGTCATTGTCCGAACCCTGGAAATGCGAGCTTGAGAATGAACATGATTAGGGCGCAGGCTCCGACGAACACGCACCCGATGCCGGCGAAAAATCCGACGCCGCGTTCATGCTTGGTGTTGATGGCCGAAATCTCGCTGGACAAGAGCTTTGTTTCCGAAGCCATGCGCTCGCTCAGTTGGCGGATTTCAGTGGAGACGATATCTCGCGTCTCTTTGGCTTCCCGCGTCGCCTGATCCTGGATCTTGTCGAGGCGAGTGTTGATGAAGCCCATGGTCTGCTGAAGGTTGGCAACGTCGTGCTTGGTTACCCGTGTCGTGGTCTTCAACTCACCGACCTCATCGCGGAGCTTGCGCACCTCATCGTGCATGTCAGCGGCGTCCGGTGTCATCCTGATGCTCCGTCAATTTTTGGATGCGCTCCAGATTCGACACCGCCTGATGCACGGACAATCGCCCGAGCAGGGTGAAGACCAGCCTCAAAAGCACCGCCATGAAGCAAAGCAGAACAAGGATGATTGCGAGATAAGGCGCGTGGACCAGCACCTGGTCGGACCATGTCATTGAAGGCGCTCCAAGCCTCGGGCAGATATCGAGGCCTGCCCGCCAAGAGGAATTGGGCTATCTGGAGCGCCCAGAGCGCATGCCAGATATAGTAGACGTGGAACCACCCTTCCACTTTCGCGAGATAGCCGAGCCAGACGAACGGATAGACCGCCAGAACCGGCCATTGGGCGTCTTTGAAGGCCATGACGATGATCGCCACGACGTCGAGCAGGATGTAAAAGCGGATGGCCAGAGGGACGCCGCTCAAAATCGCGAAGAGCGATCCAGCGCCCCATGCGACCAGCAGCATCATGGGCGCCCAACGGCAACATGCTGCAGGCAGCGCCCACAGCACGATCACCGCATAGAGAAGGGCCATCTGCCAGGACAAGATCAGTCCTCGGGCTCGCGGGGACGGGGCGGGGCAGGCGGCTCTTCCGTTCCACCGACCTCATTCGTCTGCATCGGCTCGTCATCGATCGGCTTCGGGCAGGGCTTGGGATGCTTGGGTTTAGTCATGGAGGGGCCTTTCAGAGGTTTTCGTAATAGCCGACGTTGCCGGCCCAGAACGGGATCAGGGACGGCGAGCCGGAAACGTCGATCTTGCCAGAGCCGAAGGTGGTCGCATCCCATGCCTTCGGGTTGCCGTAGGCGCGGCTCATCGCACCCCCCGCAAGATTGAAGGCGGGCTGCAGGACCGTGCCGCCTGCCTTCGTGAAAGTGCCGTCGCCCGAGTAGACGCAGCGTGACGGATCAGCGAGCGACGTACCGGTGTACAGGATCTTCTCGCGCTCGGTCTGAATGCTCCAGTCGACCGTGCCGAGCCAGAACATCAGGAACAGGCACTTGCCGTTAAAATAGGTGTTGTTGCCCACCGTCGCGCTCTGGTTGTGGGGGTTCTGCCCAAGGAAGAGCGAGTTGTAGAAGAGAAGCGGATCTGCGCCGGGAAGTGGTCCGATGCGCGCCTGCCCGGCGTTGACGGTGCCCGGGTTCCAGTTCGACACGCCGTAGGTCGAGCCGTCGAGATTAACGCCGCCGGAAAGCCTGCCAACACCAGTGCCGGTCAGCCCGTCATAAGAGCCAAATGCCCCGAAAATGCCTCGCTGCTCGTAGCGACCTCCCGACGCGAACGAGAAGGCGCGTGTGCCGCTGCCCGCAAGATTGCAGGCCCAGGTGAGGGTCCGAAGGGATACGTCCCCAGGACCGGTTAGGTAAAGCTGATGGTCGCCGTTAGCCTCGGCGCCGCTGGTCCTAAAAATGCTATGGACACGGGAATTGCGGCCCGCAGGGACATCGGGGTACTCGCCCGTGTCATCCTCCATCTGGAAGATGCCGGCAAAGCAGATCTGATCCACGTCGCGCGTAAAGATCGGCTCCTTGGTGTAGTAGCCGGCCTTGTTTGCCATGCGAACCGCGCGAGGAGTGTAGGGTGCGGCGGGGAGGGCGGTCTCGCAAGACACCGAGATGAGACTGTCTACCGTGCGACCACCGAAGGTGCAGGTGACGATGACCGGAACGTTGATCTTCGACGGGATTGCGCCAGTCAGGTAGACCTTGGCCACGCCGCTGACGATCTTGACCTGATAGGCGGCATTGTTGGTACTGAAATTGGCCGTCGTCATGCCGGCCAGATCGGCGCGGTTGTGCTTCAGATCGCAGATGTACATGTCCGGGCCAGGGCCGGTGACGTAGCCCCGATATGGCAGATTTGAGAATTTGACCGGGCCGCCGCTGAAGCTGATGATGTAGGCTGTATGCAGACCCCGGCTCATGATGTTGTAGCCGTGGCCATTGCAGTGCACGTTGACCGGGTTCTGGGTCAATGTCATGATCTGCTGGTAGGTGGTTTGGGTCCGAATGTCGGCTGCGGTCCGAGCGTAACCAGCGGTTACACCATCTCCGGTCCATGCGAGCAGCGGAGACATGAGCCAGTCGAACGTGCTCCGGGCCGGAGCCGTGGCTAGCGCCCACTGTTCCAGACGGGCCTTGGCTTCCCAGACAATCTCGATGCCGACCGTCGAACTGGTGTAGCAGAGCGTCTGTGTCGTGGACTTCGCGCCTGAGGCCAGGATGTTGGTCGCTGCCGTCACGCTGGCCTGACAGACCTGAAGAATGGTCTCAGTCATATCCGGGGCCGAGACGCGGAAGTTGGCGAGGTACTGGATGAAGGCGTTGACGCCCTCGTAACTGTCCGTACCGATCCGGGTGTTGATATCGTCTGTGATATCGGTGGTGGTGTAGCCGCCAACGCCATAGCTGATGACCTGTGGGTTGACGCCCGCGCCCGTTGGCAGCGTGTACTCGCGCGTTACGCTGTCGAAAGTGTCACCGATAAATTCAGCCGGAACCGCAGTACCGTAGCCATCGAGCGTGCTGTCCGAACCGACGCCGGCCGTGGAAGATGAGCCGTCGAGCGTGGCTGGGTCTGTACGGGTGATATTGGGCGTTGGAGTGGGGGTCGGGGTGGGCGTGGGGGTGCCGCCGCCGACCTGCGCGCTCACGGTCGCGCCGTAGTCATTCTCGGCATAGACGGACCAGATGAGTGAGCCGGAAGACAGCGCGCTCCCGAGCGACCACCGGGCAAGCGTCCGCGGCGCCGACACGAGCCCGGCCGCCTGAGTCGCGACCTGTGCGTTCGTTGCCGCGCTGATGTCGATACGGCTATCTCGGAAGCTCGGCGTCGCGCCCGGATCATATTCGCGCAGAACGACGGTCGAGGTCGGCGCGTAGGGGAGGCTTTCGTGGCGGACCTTGCCATTGACGGTCGAGAAGCCCGGTGCGCCGTCGACGACGATCTCCAGCTTGCCCGTGGTCAGCCCGGTCGTGACGCCATTGATGGTGGCTTCAAAGGGGCGGCCCTGCACGCCCTGCGTCGTCGAGAGAGTGAGTGCGGAAAGAGCCACGGCGGTTCCTCTGAGGTTCCGCCATGGAGTGCCGCCGCTACCGCCGTCAGATTACCGCCGTCAGGTCATCGGATCGCTGTCACCTTCACGACAATGGAGTAAGCGCCGATGATCGCCGGCGCATAAAGGCTCACCTCGATCTGCCCTGCCGTGCCGCAGCGCGCATCACCCAGCAGGAAACCCGCGGGCATGGTGTTGGCTGGGGTCAGAACGAGCACGTCACCGACTTGAGCGCCGGCGCAGGACACGGTGAACTTGATCGAGCCCGCAAGGAATCCGAGCACAATCGTCCCGGCGAGCGTGACGTTGGGCAAAGCGACCTTAGCCGAGGGGCCAGTATCGCCTTTCGCCCCCTGCGCACCGGTCGCTCCGGTTGCCCCGGCCGCCCCGGTGTCCCCTTTTGCGCCAGTTGCTCCCTGAGCCCCCGTGTCGCCTTTCGGTCCAGCGGGGCCTTGGGGGCCGGTTGCTCCCGCGGCACCTTGAATTCCCTGGGCGCCGGCATCGCCCTTCGCTCCCTGCGGGCCAGTTGCGCCGGCCGAACCTTGCGCGCCCGCGTCGCCCTTGCGGCCAATGCCTTGCGATCGGACAGCCATCAGCTTCCGATCCCGTAATTGAGCTCGGGCGAGGCTAGTTCCGCGGGAATGGGATAGCCGGGGCGCGCCACAGGCATGACACTCAGGTGCGTCGGGTTCTGCGTCGAGAATACCTCGACCGCGCCCGGAGCCATCAGCCGGCCTTCGCCTTCCGCGATTAAGTCATTCGCCCCTGTCGCGCCGCGGAACCGGATAAAGCATTGGTTGGGGTTGATAATGCGGAAGGAGGAGCACTTCGCGTTGATGACGTCCACCATTGCCTCCGGGTAAGCTGTCGTCTTAGGCGCAGCGGCAATCGTCGGCAGGAACGGGTCGCGGATGATGTTGCGGAAAGGCAGGGGCAGCTTGGCCATTGCCTTCTGCTCCTCGGTGAAATCCGAGGCCGGGAGCATCGATGCGGAGGTGTCTGCGACCGCCTCATTCACGTCGCGCAGCACGCCCGCGCTATCCCGCTTCACTGGCACGCCGCCTGCGATCAGCACTTCAGGCATCATCGTCTCCTCAAAAGAAAAGGCCGCCGCGTGCGTGACGAGGCGGCCTCAGTTCCCCTTGGGCAGGGCAGGTCAGGCGGCGAGAATTTCGTCGCGGCGGGCCTCCAGAGCGGCGAGCGCACCCTTGCGGGACTTGCCAGCGGTCTCGGCCTCGATCAGCTTCTGGACTTCGTCGGCATCGGTCACGCCGGCGAGATGGGCGGTGAGATCTTCGACACTGCCATCGAGCGGGCCGGGCTCGCCGGCGGCTTCCGTCTTGCCGCCGAAGCTGAACCATTCGGTCTGGCTATCTTCGCCAACCGCGATGTCCAAATCCTGGCTCTCGCCGGGCTCCAGCATCACGACCGCGCCGGCTTGCCCCTTGCCCGCAGCGAGGCGGATACCCTTGGGGCCATCGGTGATGTTCTTGACCTTCGTCATGTCTCGATCTCCTCAGAGGCCGTCGCGGTAGGCGAGCGCCTTCGGAATGCGAATCTCGGTGCCGCCGGTGTTCAGCAGGCCGCCGATTTCCCACGTCATGCTGCCCTTCTGGAAAGGCGGCAGGAAGGTGTGGTCGCCGGGCAGGTGGAACTGCGCCACCTGCTTGCTGTTGTCATAGGCGATCATTCGAGCCGTGCTCGACGCGCCGGCCGTCTCCAGCGCGCGGGTGCCGCGAACCGTGATGCTGCGCTCCTGATTGGCGCGCGAGCCGAGGATATAGGCAAGGATCGTCGTGCCGGTGTCGGTCATGCGCGTCGTTTCCAGATAGCGCAGGCGCGACGTGGGCAGCAGCACGTTGGTCGTGACGCGCGTCTCGCCGGTGGCGACCTCGACCGCGTTGACCGCTTCCCAGAAATCGCGGCTGATCTGGTCCGGCGTCTTGGCCGACCACAGGCGCGAGGAGCCGGTGCCGTCCGCAGCGAAGTTCGCGACGGGGACGTTGGCGTCGTTGACAAGGCCGGTCCAGTTCTTCTCGGAGGCCGTCTCGCCCGGGCCGCGGCCGGTCATCGCGACCCACCACTTGAAGGCCTTGGCGCCCTCGCTGGCGAACAATGCCTTGTCCGACGAAAGCGAGCGACCCAGCTTGGCGGCGCGCTCCATTTCCTGGGTGGTGTACTCGTAGCCGAGCGCACCCAGATGGAAGCCGCGCGTGAACTGGTTCATGGAGACGCCGGCATAGGGCATGTCGAAGCCCTTGCCCGACATGAACTCCATCTTGCCGTAACCGTCCATCGAGTAGAAGACGGTGCCAACATCCCACATATCGCCGTCTTCGTTGACGGTGATGATGCCGTCGAGCTCGAAGCTGGGATACTTCGTCATGTAGACTTCGGTCTCGATGCGGTGCAGCTGGGGCGTCAGGAATGCCCGCCCGATCTGGTCCTGCATGAAGGCGCCGATGTCGTGGTCACGGAAGGTCCCGGCGAACTTGTCGTCATGCGCGCGCCACACCTTGAAGGCGCGGGCGCGGGTGGCTTCGTCCGCTGCGAGGAACGCCTGCGCGTCGGCGAACATGCCGCCCGTGGCATCGGCGAAGTTGAGGGTGATTGCGTTCATTGTCCGATGTCCCCTTAGCGCTTCACGAGCTTGACGATGCCACCGCTCAGCACGGTCTGATCGAAGAACCAGCCCGTCAGGATGGTGTTTGAGCCGACAGTATCGACAATCGCGCCGCCGCTGGTCACATAGGCCTGCGCGCCGTCCGTCACGTCCTCGCCGGCGGTCACGAAGATCGCCCCCTGGGTCAGGATCGGCACGGTGGCGTACTGCGGATACACGTCCGCCGTCTGGCCCGCGATGATGCCGAGCGCTTCATGAGCGATGGTGATGCCGAGGAACTGGCCGCCCGCCGTGGCGGTAATACCGTGGTCGCCGGTGCCGCGGAACACGGCCTTGCCGAAAGCGATGCCGGCGGCGTCCTCGATGGTGCGGGAGATGCGATTGCTCGTCTCACCGTTCGCGATCATACCCGGATAGCCGGCGGCCATGTACGGGGAGAAAGTGTCCTGTGCGATTGCCATGGTCTAACTCCTCAGGCCACGTTGCGGAAGTTGCGAGCCGCATCGCGGATCGAGGCGGTGTCGCCGACAATCGTCGGCATGCCGAGCGCGCGGACAGTCGGCTCATTGGGCTTCACGTCGGCGGTCAGAACCGCGAAAGCACCAGAGATGGCCGCATCTTCGGTCGGAGCCTTGTCGCCGAGCTTTGACGCGACCACGGCCTTGCGGATCTCGGCATCGGTCTTGCCATCGGTCACAACCTTGGCGTCGACGGCCTTCGCCAGAGTGATCAGCGCCGCGCGATCGGCAACGCGCTGGTCGAGAGCAGCCGGCGTCGCAGCGGCTTCGGCGTCGGCGACGCGCTTCTCCAGAGCAGCAACCTTGCCCTGCTCCGTGGAAAGTGCAGTCTTGGCATCAGCCAAAGCGCTCTCGCCCTCATTGATCGCCTTGTCCTTCTTCTCGATGACGGCGCGGACAGCCGCCTCGTCAGCCAGCGACACCGGCAGGCCGTCGACGATGATAGTTCCTGCCATTGCTGGCTCCTTCTGATGCAGGGGGCGTTCATCGCTGATCTTGAGTTCCGACCCGCCCCGTGCGGCCCGAACTGCGGCGATATGGTTGATGCGGATCTGCGTCTGATACGCATCGCAGGCGGTCCCATCGGGATGCTTGCCGTCCTGCGGAAAAACGAGCTGCGTCGAGTAGCCCATGCTGAGCTGCTTGTGCGTCGAGTTGACCTTGGCGACCGCCGCGGCATCGCGAACGATGATCGGGACCCGCACGAAACCGCCGTCGCGGACCACGTCACCGTTGATCTCGCCCACGCCAAGCTGGCGCCAGTTGGAAGCGTCGACCGCTACCGAGGGGTGATCGATGGTGACGGGCGCAGCGACGAAGCTGGCCAGACTGTCGCGCGAGAACACTTCGCTCTCGGGACGGTAGATGTTGACCGTCGCCTTGTCGCGAAGACCATGGGCGTTGTCGGGGTCAACTTCGCGGCCGAGATATTGCTGGATGCCGGTGCGGGCTGCACGAACATCGGCGACAAGACAGCCATCCGCGCAGATGCGGGCGGTCGTGGTCGCGTCGAGGATTTCATGCAGCAACATGGCCGCACGCTATGGGCGGCCCTAGCGCGGCTTTACCGCCGTCAGTCCTTGTCGCCCTCGATCACGCGGAACTGCGCGCGCGCCTGATCTGCAGGGCGCGAGGCGTGACCATCGATTGTCGCCAGCAGCACGAACCGCGCCGCCTCTTCCTCTCCATAATGGGAGAGCCACGCAATGACCTGCTCCATGTCGAGGACGTCATGCGCCACCATGTGGGCGATGAGGGCACGGAGAACGGCGGCTTCCACGCGATGACGGTAGCGGAATCCTATGCGGCTGTCACGCGCGCGACCGCATTGGCGAACCAGTGGAAGGCATCTTCCTCAGCGCCGTCCGGCATGAGTTGGCGATCGGCGAGCATGTAGCGCACCCGTCCAGTTGCGGCACCGTCGCTGATCTCCCCGCCGGCGCGGTCCAGAACAGCTTCGATCGCCTTCCCGATACGGTCGGCATGATCCTCGGCGGTCTCGATCATTGCCCCGCCGCCATCGTAGCGAGGGCGGGCGAACGCATGGACGGCGACCAGCACCGTACCCGCATCCAGGCAGGCGGCACGACGCGGGGTGAGGCTCGGGCGGCCGGTCTTGATGAAGGGCCAGTTGGGTTCGCTCAGGATGGTCTGGCCGTGGATGTCGACCGCGGGCACGAGTGCCGTGATCCCGGCATTGCCCTTCAGGCGCGAGACCATATCCCGGCGAACGATGGTGAAAAGGCCGTTCATCCGGGGCTCCGGATGGTTGCGCTGATCGCCTCTTCGACCAGTTCCTTGACCCGGCCGCGCTTTGCCTCGCGCGTTGGCGCCATATAGGGGCGGGCGGCGACCTTGGACGTGCCGAACTCCATCGCTGCAGCATGATCTGATTCCGATCGGACCTCGGCGAGGAGCGGGGCCGGCTGATAGCTCTCGATCTTGCGGTCCAGATCGCGCGTGTCGGCATTCGGAGGCTGACCGGGGGCCGAGGGAACGTGCCCCTTGCCCGAGACGCTGCCCTGCGTGATGAGGTGCTGGGCATGGGCCTTCATCTCATCCGCCGCCACGAACAGCGCCCGGCTGATGTTCTTCACGCCACGAGGTGACGTGACCGCCCGGATGCGCTGAATGTGCTTTTCGAGACCCTTCATCACCATTTTCGGCCTCGTGTCACATAGCCGATCCCCGCCGGGTCATGGTCAGCGCTGCGAATGCTCCACGTCCCGGCATTGAGGCCGCTCGCCACAATGATCTTAGCCTCCGTGTCGATCTCGCGCTGCAGTCCATCACGCAGGACGAGGATCATCACGTCCTTCTCCTTGAAGTCTGCATCGCTGCGCATCCGCTCGCTGCACGCGTCGAACTGGACCTTGCAGGGGATGGTCTGGGGCGTGCCCGGCGATGCGATCGATCCGCCGTTGTCCATCGTCGGCGAGCCGGACCATGCCACCTCCGCGTCGATCCAGACGGTAGGGAAGGCGGCTGCGAGCCCTGCGAAGGTGGCGACGAAGTCCATCAGCAGACCGGCGGATAGACGCAGCCGACGAGCATGGGGCCGCCAAACCAGCGGCGCTGCATGGCGACATATTCCCGTCCATAGACAGTGGCATCGAAACCCGTCCGGTTCGCGGCCTCATCGGTGAGCGACGCGCTGAACGTCCCGGACTTGAAGGACGACACGCCGGTCCCGCCCTGAACGCCGGTGACCCCGACCGTGCCGACTTCGATCATGCGATGTGCGGTCCACGCCATCTGCGCGGCTGCACGGACATCTTCGGGCCAGACGTCGCCGACCTCGACGAAGCTCTCGCCCAGCCAATAGTCGATGGTTTCGTCTGCGACTGCGGCGAAGGCCGGATAGCGCAGCTTCAGGGTAGCTGCGGTGGGCTGGGCGTAGCTCATGCGACCTCCAATGCGGCGACGCGGGCACGCAGGCGCTTCACTTCTTCGATCAACGCCGGCACCCAGGTCGTCCAATCCACGCCCCACACCGCAGCCGGGTCTTTCGGGTCGATCTCCTCGCTGTCGCTGCCCGCCCTTACGGCGAAGGGCGCCACCGCGATCATGTCCTGTGCGATGGCGCCGAACTGGACCCGCGACATGCCCGGTCGGATCCAGTCATGCGAGATGATCTCGATCGCATCGATCAGGGCGCCACTGTCGCTGGGCGCGCCGATATTGGCCTTAAGCCGCCGGTCGGAGGTCGTGTTGTAATTGGTCGAGGTACCGTTGGTCGTGATTGAGCCGACCGGCGATGTCCCGAAGAACAGGGTCTGGAGCGGACAAGCAGCATTATCCACACGGTAGATCGCCGCGCTTCCGCTCGTGCCCGCTTGATAGGCACCGACCGCGAAGGAGCCGGCCGTGGCTGGCGCCTTGAAGGAAACGCAGAAGTCGACGCCCGTCCAGTCGAGCGCCCCGAAGGAAAGCTGTGTCGGGAAGACGCCCGCGCTGGTGCGGATGAGCATGGCGCCGGCCAGCACATTCTTGCCGGTGCCGTCATCGGTATCGTAGACCACGAGGACGTCGGTCGCCTTGAAATAGGCCCGATCGCCGAATGCATTCCAGTCCGTGCTCATGCGATGCCTCTTGTCCTGTCGATGGCGGTATGGGCGACGCGCGCAGCGGTGCTTCCCGCCGTCACGTTGGCCAGCCCGAGGTCGGAACGATGGCGTCCACAGCTGAAAGTGAGCTGGCGGCACGCGTCGCCGTGTCGAGCGCCTGCTTGCGCGCGAACTTGGCCGCGAAACCGAACCCGATGGCGATCCCGAGCGCGACCAATTCAGCATCGTCATGCGGGACCACGCTGTTGTCATACATCGTCCACCCCACGGTCGGATCGAGCACGATGCCGGCCGCGGAAGCGCGCTCCCGAAGCTCGATGACGTTGGCGATACGGCCCTGCGATTTGTCATCGCAGTCGACCCAACCCTTGGGGGAATCGCACCCCTTCAGCACCTCGGCGTCGAATTGGTCCGAGATGGCGGCCAGCTTGGCGGCTCGGGCAACCTCAATCTCGCGCGGCGCCGGATTGACCGCGTAGCCATCCCCATCCGTCACCGGGAGCCAGTCGCGCGCGGGGAAGGGTGTCTCGACGACGGTCTCGCCATCGCCTGGCGGCGGGGGCTTGGAGCCATCGCCGTGCGTGATGCTCACATCGCCGATCATGAGGTGCCAGCTACCCATCTATTTCCTCGTGATGATGTCGAGAATGCAGCTCGCCTGCGTGCTGGTCGCGCCGCCGTCTCCGCCGACAAGCTGAAGGAATAGCGCATAGGTGATCGGGCCGGACCATGTGACCGGGATTTCCGAACCATAGCCGGTCTGGTCCTGTGTATAGGTCTGAAGCGAGCCGTTGAAGGCCACGCCGCTGACAGACGTGATCGTCGTCCAGACCGAGCCGTTCCAATATTTGAGGTAGATGGTCGCCTGCGCTGGGCTGGAGATCGCACCGCTGATCGACGCGACGTTGACCGTCAGCTTGGAGCGCAGGATCTGGTGACTATCGCCAACGGTCGAGACGACGTTGTAGGGGCCGAAATCGGTCGGGCCGGCACCCGCGCCGACAGACTTCGCGCCGCCATAGTTGGTGGTCATGCTCTGGAAAGCGCCGGTCGTGCCATCCTGAAGCGCAGGGATATTCACCTTGTCGGGCTTGACCGTGCCATCGCCATTGAGGCCGTTATCAGCAGCGTCCGCCCCGGCATCGCGCACCAGAACCCACGAACTGCCGTCCCACCGATAGAGCTTGTTCTGATCGCTGGTGTTGACCCAGAGGTCACCAATGCCTTCCGCGGTCGGGGGCGATCCGCCGGTGAATGTGACCACCTTGCCATCTGCAGTCGCTTGTGCGCCCGCGGCGGCGGTGATGGCCGTGGCGATTCCGGTGTCGCGGGTCAGAACCCATGTGGTTCCATCGTGGCGATAGACCTTGTTGGCATCATCGGTGTCGAACCATAGATCGCCGAGAGAGCCGCCGCTCGGAGGGCTCGACTGATAGTAAGTCTCGATCTTCCCATCTGCCGTAGTCTGCGCATTTGAGGCGTCAGTGAGCGCCTGGCTGATCTGCGCAATCTGTGCCGCAGTCGCGCCGATGTTCGCCACATCCACCCAAGCCGAGCCAGACCAGCGCTTGAGGTATCCTGTCGTGGGGTTGAACCACAGATCGCCCACAGCTTCCGCTGTCGGCGTGCTGGTCGTGTAGAAGGTGGTGACTTTTCCGTCTGCCGTGGCCTGCGCGCCGGCCGCTGCCGTGATGGCGTCACCGATCGCATCGTCCTGCGCATCGACCCAAGCGGATCCGTTCCAGCGATACAGCTTGTTGCCGTCATCCGTATCGATCCAGAGGTCGCCCACAGCTTCGGCGGTCGGTGGGCTGGTCTGATAGAAGGTCTGCACCTTCCCGTCTGCGGTGGCCTGCGCGTCATTGGCGAGGGCTTGAGCGATAATGCCGGCGGCAATGGCCGCATCTGCCACTGCCTTCGCTTCAGCCGCCGCCGCAAGCGCTGCAATGACGCGCTGATCGGACACTTCCATCCAAGGTGGGAGGTAGATCGTGTCGCCGCCCAGCGTGATGTCGCTACCGCCGATCGAGATCAGGCCATCACCCGCGATCCGGATGAAGAGCCGGTTGCCCAGATCGGTGCGGATGAAGAGGTTGCCTTCTTCGCTGTCGTCGGCCAGCGGGAAGGTGGTGCCATAGCGCGCCTGATTGGCGAGGATGGCCGGAATGTCCGTCTCGATCGCCTGAATGATCGGATTGAGCGCGCGGTCGTACAGCGTCGGGGCCGCGGCCTGAACAGCGGGGCTCTCGTCCGCATCCCACGCATAGATCGCTGCATTCTCCTCACGCAGCACGATTGGCACGGTGCCGGTCGTGTTGAACTCGATCTCGGCGACGCGGAAAAGCTTGTTCGTCCAGCCAAAGACGGGGAGTGTCAGGCGGATCACGTCATTCTTGAGCACCTTCCACCCGACGATGTCGAGCACGGTGCGCAACTCACCGCCATATTGCTGCCGCTGGAGGCGCTGCTTGGCGAGGCGCTGCGCCTGGCTCGCGCTCTGGACCGCGGGCAGGTTGAAGCTGTCGATGCGGTCAATGCCGTCAATGCTCGCCAGTTCAACCTCGGGATAGTCGACCGCCTGATAGAGGCTGTTGTTGCTCGCGTCGGTGTAGAGGCCGCGCACGATATTGAAGGTCTGGTCGAGCGCCGGCGTCTGGTTCCATTCGACCGTGTCGACGATGTCGTCATCCGTGAACGTCGCGACGGGCGTGGCGAGGTCATTGTGGAAGACGGTCAGGCGAAGCTTGCCGCCGACGTCGTCCAGATCGGCGTTCATGGCGGTCTTGAGCATGTCGACAACCACCTGCGGGTCATCGCCCTCGGACCAGACTGCATCCGAGCGATAGCGCGGCTCAGTGCCCCCGCCGACCAGCGTCACCGGCTCGTCGCACAGGTTTGCCGCCGTGATGAAACTCTCCATGTCGATGCGCTCGGGCGGAATGCCGAGGCCCACGGAAAGCTCGCCATTGATGCGCCAGCCCAGCAGATACCAGAGCAACTGGAGGGCAGGGTTGCGGGCGACGAACTGGTCCCAGATCCATGTCGCCTGATTGTTTGCACGCAGAGCGCCGCTGCCGCCGGGGACGGTGCTGTCCTGCCGGGGGTCGTAGATGAAGGCCGCCTCGCCGACGATGGTGAGGCGGGTAGGAACCGACTGTGCGAACGGGCTGTCCGTGCTCTCATTGAGGCCGGTCAGTCGAAAGCGCAGCCGCACATAGGCACAGCCCGTATAGCGACGCGTCGAACCGGCGCGCGGACTGATGTTGATTGCGTTGGCGGCTGTGCCCTCGGTGCGAACATCGACCGTCAAATAGCCGAAGAACTCACCCTGCACCCCGGCGCCGGACGTCCATGCAAGCTTGTCGTCGAACCAGATTTCGCGGAAGGCGTTAATCTTGTGCGCCGCGACCACGATGAAGCGGTCGAGATAGGTCTGGTCCTCGGTATACTCCTGATCGCGAATGTCGGTGTTCAGCGCGGTGATGCCCACGCCCGACTTGCGCGGCGCGCGCGGATCGATGCTCGCGTTCAGACGCTCTACGATTGCACCGCTGACCTTGGGCGTGGCTGGCCGCCCAGCAAGCACCGATGCACCGATGCTGATGCCCGTTGCGATCAAGGTGAAGTTGCCGGTTAGAGCGCCTGCAACGACCAGCGCGACGCCCACGATCCCCTTGAATATCTTCCCGACTACACCGCCCATGCCGCGCTCCAGTCCGGGCGAGGAACACGGACGAGGCCGCTGCCTTCAAGTGGGACGAACAGGGCGAAGTTGGTCCAGCAGACGCCCACGGCGCCGTCGTGCATGACGAGATCGCCGCGCCCCGCGAACCCGATCGCCTTGCGCTCGAACTTCGCGTCCAGGGTCTTCTCAAGATCGCCGGCGCCGATGGTCCGGAGCGCGCGCACGGCCCCAGCGGCTGAGCGATACTTGCCCCTGAACTCGGGCATCGGATCCTCGCCGGTCTGGACGAGGACTGCACCGGCCGCGAACAGGCAGCAGTCCGTCTTGCCGTACACGAGCTCGATGTCCGCATTGTCAGCGAGGTATGTGGAAAGCCGCGCCTCCCAGTCAGCCAGCCTCACCATGCCCGGCCCCTCAGGCCAGAAATGTCGCCGCCCATGCCGCCAATCGCTGCGAGCTGAGCGTCAGTGAGAACTGTCGTGCCGCTCGTGACCGGATTGCCGGTGTTGCCGTTCGCGATGGCGATGGCGAAGCGGAAGCTCTCGTCACCCGGGTCGTAGCGCTTCTGATCGTAAGTGCGGTTTGAGGCGCCGCGAAAGGCTACCAGATAGGTCTCGATCGTGATGCGGACGAGCTGACTATCCGCCCCGGTGCCGATCGACGCCGCGGTCATGTAGCCGGTATAAAAGGGCATGAGCGCGCCCTGCTGCGCGTTGGTTTGGTCCCGCACGATGCGCCACAGCCGCGCGACACGGCCCTGCCATTTGCTCCGGTCGCCGATCACGTCCATGACGCCATCCAGCGTCGGGATGCCGGAAAGGGTTGCCGTGACGCTGTCTGATCCGCCCTGCTTCGACTTGACCGACGTGATGTCCGTGAATTCGGGCGAAATACCCATGAATGGCAGGCCATCGACGTCCGGATCGCCGGTGCCAGTGAGCGTGACGTCCCGACCCGAGCCGTTCGCGCGCAGCGGGTCGCCGACGAAATCGAGATAGGCGAAATAGACCGGCTTGCGGACACGCGCGTCGAGCGCGGTGCTGGCGGTCGCGTCGGCGCGGCTCGTCATGCCGCTTCCTCGGCGTCGAGAACGAACTGTGAAACGCCGTCAGCCTTGCTCCAGCCATTGGACCGGGCGCGCAGCGACATGGGACAATAGGGTTTGTCGAGCACGACGGTCGCGCCGAAAGCGGGCGTCTCATCCAGCGATGGCTCGAACGTCGCCGTGCCGGACCCTGCGCCATTGGTCACGAGGTCCGCGGTGAGGCAGACGAGGCGCTTGTGACCCGAGGGCAGGAACACCGTCATGAACTCGCCGGCGGTCAGGATGGTCGAGGAGACGGCCATTCCGGACAGGGGCAGGGTGTAGCCGTTCGAGGCACCCGCGCCGACCGCGCCGACAATGCTCGGCGGGTTCTGGCAGTTCGCCGGCATGTTGAACCAGTTCTGCTGGCCGCGCAGGCTGAGCAGGAAGGCGCGCCATTTGCGCTCGTCGAGTTCCGTCGTGATCGCTTCCACCGTCACGCGCGCGGACCAGCGCTCCGCACCCGGCAGACCGACGACGCGGCGATAGGAGGTGAAGACGGAGCGGTTGACCTGCGCCGGGACATCGATGCTCCAGTCCTCGGCGATGAAGTCGAAGCCGGTCGGGAGGGTGATCAGGCTCATACCGTGCGCCTCGTCGAGCGACGGATCGCCTCATTCGCAGCGGTGTTGATCAGATCGGGCGCGGTGGCGCGCATGAGGTCGACCGAGACACCGGTACTGACGTCAACGATGCGGGCGTTCAGGTCGTCGGTGAGTTCGAGGCGGATCGTGGCCATGCCAGCCTGTGCTGGAGCACTGCGGCTGAGCGTCTGGTTGACCTGGCCGAGCGGGATGACCGTTCCGCCTTGCGAGCCCATGCGGAGGAGTTCTGCGCCGCCAGTGCCGCCGGCCTCATTGACGCGATGCAAGGATCCGGGCGCCGCGTAACCACCGCCCGCAAAGCCGAGAATCCGGCCGAGCCCGCCGAACAGGCCGCCCGCAGACCCGCCGGAGCGATTACCGCTGCTGTCGAGCGCACCGAAGAGGGGCTCGATGATCTCGCGCTGGACCGCGATGCGAACGAGGTCAGCGATGATCTGGTCCGCCACCCGACTGAACGCGTCACCAAGACTCTCCGCACCGGTGATGGCGTCGGCGATGCCTTCGTTTAGCGCATCGATCCCGCGCTCCTTGGCGCGCTTGATGTTCTTTTCGAGGTCGGTTTCGCCGAAGGCATCGTCGAGTTGCTTGTTGGCATTGCGGACGAGGTTGTCGAGGCCGGCGTCGTTCTTGAGATCGACGAGGCTCGCATCCTTCATCGAGCGGAAGATGCGCTCGCGAAGGTCGGCGATCTGCTCCAGCTTCTCCTTGTCGTTGATGAGTTGCGCGCTGAGCTGGATAGCTACCGCCAATTGTTCGCGGCTCGCCTTGGGGAACTGGCGCTCAAGCTCCCATCGCGCGGCGAGGAGGGCGGCCTGCTTGTCCATGCCGTTCGCAACCATCTGCTGGAGCTGGACCTCCTGACGAAGGGTCAGGGTGCGCTCGGCAAGGCCCTCATTCTGCCGGCGGATTTCCTCGGCGTTCTTCTTGGCTTCTGAGGCAGCTTTCTTCGCCGCGGCCTCTGCGGCCCTCTCGGCCTCGCGCTGCGCGTCCTTGTAGGCGGTCTTGTCCTTTTCGCCCTGAACCGTGACTTCATTGAATTTCAGGACTTGCTTGAGGCCAGTGATCTCAGCGTCGATGGCGCGGATACGCTCCTTCGCTGCTGCTGCCTGGAAAGTCTCACGCTGCGTGTCCACAGTGGTGGAGAGCCCAAGACGCTCGCTCTGCAATTTGCCGATCTGCGCTTCGACAGCGCCCCGCGCGCCGAGGTCGTCCTGTGCATCGGCCAGCTTCTCTATTGCCTTGGTCAACGTCGCGACCTTGGCGCCCGTCAGTTCGGCAATGATGCCTGTCTGCTGCATTGAGCTGATAAAGGCGCCACCTGCGATGACCGCGATACTGATGGCCGCCCCCCAAGGGCCAGCCAAGAAAGTGGCGAAGCGGCCGATGCCTGCGGCCGTCTTATTGGTGCTGTCCGCAAGACTACTTAACTGAAACGCAAGCTGCGGAACCTGCTGAGCAAAAATGACTGTAGCGCTCGTTCCGGCTTGGAACTGGACCGCCATGTCCTGAAGCTGCTGGCCGGCACCAATACTGGCCTGCCTTATCGAATTGAGGCCATTTGCAGATCTCGCCGCCGAGATCGAGACGACGTTCGCGTGTCCTTCAATCGCCGCATTGGCGCGGTTCATCGAGCGCTGCGTGTTATCCGCGTAATTCTTGGTCGCACTGTCGGCTTGTCCGGTCTCCGCGCGGACCTGCAGGATGACCGGATCAATGGCGGGCATGGTCACCCTCCATCGCAATGCGGTTACGGAGCCAGTCGCTCACAGGAACAGGCGCGGCGGCCTTCTTGGGATCGGCCGCCTCCTGATGTGCCTCCAGCGCTTCGAGATAGGCGGCCATGTCGACGCGCTCCCAATCTAGCCCGAGGACGCCGCAGTTCGCGAGGACTTGCCCCTTGCGGAACGGCTCCGCTTTACCGGCTCGGGCTCGGCTTTTTTTTTGAGCCGCACGCCAAAGATCGCCGCCTGCAGCGCCATCCATGCGACAGGCAAGCTCTCGGCGAGGGGGCGCGCGTAGACATAGGTCTCGACGATCCGGGTTGCATCGATCGGGCTGACCTTGACGCTCACACCATCCACAAGGCCCTCGCCACCGCCGATGAGCGCATGACGAATGACGAAGCCGACTTCCTTAAAGCGTGCCGCGCCGCCGCCGATGAAGGTGACATCGCCGCCTTCGGTCAGGCTCAGGGCGTCGCCGAGGTCCGACCAGATTTGCATGATGGATTTTTCGCCCGCCTCGATGGCCACGATTTGGGCCATGGGAAGCCAGAAGCGATATTTGCCGTCGCCGAATTCAAGCTCGATGGAGGTGTCCACTGCGCTCCCCCATTAGGCTGCGGGGGTCCAGGTCAGCTCATCGTTGCCTTCGATGGTGATCTCGGCGGTGCCCTCCTCCGTGGAGAAGTTCTTGTTGTCGGTCGTCAGCACACCTTCGCCGGAATAGGTGCCGATGATCTGGCCCGCGTCGGTGCCGTCGCGGATGCCCAGATCGATCTCAATATTGCGCGCGATACCGAGGTTCGTGTTGAGCAGTGCGATCTGATCGACGTTGGCGATGCCCGAGCCCGTGACCGTCCAACTCCGGCCCGTCACCTTGACCTTGCGAGAGGGCACGCTGCCAGGCTTGGCGCAGTCACGGCGGTAACGATCGCTGGTGTTCGCCGCGCGGTTGATCTGGACATTCTCGATGCCGCACAGGACCACGAAATTCTCGGTCGGCTCAGCGCCGTCACCGATCTTGATCAGGGCGAAATCAGCTTCGGTCGGGAAGGACATTGCGCGCAGGCTCCATAGGAGATTTGCGCGCGAGAGTAGAAAAGCAGGGGTGGGGGATTACCGCCGTCAGGACTCTTCGTTCGCCTTGGCTCGGGCATCGACAACTTTGCCAGTGACGAATATTCCGACAACCCCAATGATAGTCGCACCTGCTACACCAGCAGCAGCTTCAGGTGACCCCAGCCACGCCAGGAAGCCCGAAAATGCGAGCAACATACCCATCGCCGCCAACGCAAACATTTGGCCACGGGTCTGCAGCCGAAATGCTCGATCGGCCTCATTGTCCATAAATTGATGCCGATGGCGTTGTTCGCGCTCAGGGAGCTGAACGATCCGCTCGCCCAACCCGGGCAGAACCTGATCGTAAGCGCTCAACATTTCCGGCGGCGGTAGCCATCCCTGATGGCTAATCGTCCGCTCCAGCACCTGAATGAACCTGCCTCGCTGCTCCTCGGGAAGTGCTTCAAGTAGCTCAGTGAGGCCTGATTCTTCCGCGTCTTCCTCGACAGACGACGGCACAAGATTGCCGCCATCTTCATCATTCTCAGACGGTTTCGAGGACATTTTCACGCTTCCGATAAGCGTTGCGGACGTCTGTGCGGATTGCGTTCTGATCGTGCCGAAGTGCGGTTTTGATTGAAAGAACCCGGGTGCGCACCGGCCGCTGCTCAATGTTGATCTTGGCGACGCCGGAGGCCATAAGGCTCAGCGCCGTCCTGCGACGCCGTGCGTATATTTTCGCCATTTCCCTTTCCCTTCGCGTTGGGTTGAAGCTGTCTTTCAACCCAAAGTTGATTCTCATGTATGGTATTAACAACTGGTGAGCAATGGGTTCCGACGAGCTTAATCGAACGTCAGCACCGCATAGCTTGTGCAGCCGCAGAAGGGCGGGATGCCCGGCATGTCATCCGCCGGCGGGGCGGCGCGCACCGTCTTGCCGTCGACCACCTGTCCTACCTTCGTCGGGTTCTCCGTAAACAGGTCGCCATTGCGGTCGAGATGCTGGCGGCGCGGGTGCTTCTTCGACGAATGCCGCCAGCCCCAGATGTCCAGCCCGGCCTCGCGCCTGCGTTCCTGATCGAGCGCGGATGAGAGCTTCACAATCTGGTCGCTCGCGATCCTGCGCGCCCGTGCACGCGGCAAGTCCACCGCCTCGCGCAGATCCTTGGCGACCTCGCTCACCGGCCGCCGTTCCTGCAGCCCCGAGAAGATGACCTCACCGATCCGCCGACGCGCCTCATCGCTCACCGAGCGGATTAGCCCCACATTGCGCTCGATCGCCTGCTCGACGGTCTCGCGCATCGATTCCGGGCCGATGAGCGTCGTCAGGTCGATCCCGGTCGCCGTCAGGATCGCGCCGCGCCATTTCTGCTGGTGCCAGAGCTGGAATGCGCCGAGCACCGATTGCAGCACCGGGCGCACCTGAAGCAGCAGCCTCGTGACGAGCCCGTCCACCTCGATCAGGATATTGCCCATATCCGCGGCGCTGTCCGTCTGGAGCGCCGAGAGCGAGCGCGCATATTCTGCTTCGATGCGAGGCAGGATATTGGCCCACACGTCCACGAATGGCATGTAGGCAGAGCGGTAGAGGTTCGCCGCCTGAACGCCCGTGGGGATGATCGGGCGGAAGGTGATCGCCCGCCGTCGGATGGTCGGCTTGGCGCGCTTAACGATCTCGGCGAGGTTGAAGGGCATATCAGCCTTCCACGTCGTATCGGACTCCGTAACGAGCCAGGAAGCAACAGCCCGTCTCGCTCACCGTGTTGGCGAGCCGAGTTGATACCAACTCCACAATCATGCACGCCCAAGAGAGCACAACCACTGCACCGAAGAACCAGCGCCGAGGCTTGGCTGAGATGTGGAGAGTTATGTGCATCAGTCGCCCTCGGTCTTGGCCTCAGCCGCAATAGCTTCGTTCAGAGCCGCCTCGGCCTCCCGCTGAAGCAGGATCGCCTGATCGAGCGCGGCCTTCGCGTTTTGGAACGACACCACCGCATCGCGACGGGTGATCCGCGCCGCGTTCAACGCCTTCTCCAGTGCGACCCGATCAGGCTTCTTCGCCATTATGCTTCGCCGACGATGACGATCGTGCCGGTGACGGCGGAACCGCCTGCGCTGTTCGCGAGGTGGACGATGTCGCCAGTGCCGGCCGCTACAGCCCATCCGGCCGCGGAGAAGTCCGTCAGCAGCATGACGGCGCCGGGCTTCAGGGTGAGCGTCGCAGCACCCGAGGAGAGCGGGCCGACGAACGGGTTGCTGCCGTTGCCGTAGACGAGGTTGTTGATGTTCGTGCCGTTCGCGATGAGCAGGATGGCCTTGATCGCGGTGAACACGGTCGCGTTGCCCAGACGATCCTCCAGTGCGCCGGAGAGATCGATGTCGAGCGAGCCCGAGGCGGCGATGCTGAAGTCATCAATGAAGACCGCATTCGCCTGATTTGCGCCGGTGCCGTTGGTGAGGAGCTGGGCGACGCGCTCGGAGATGTCGAGGCCAGCGACGCCGCCGTCACCCGAGGTGCTGAGCTTGCCGCGAATAGCGGCGCTGACGGTGAGTTCGATCATGCGTCTTCTCCCTGTGATGCGGAGGCGCGAGCGGCGGGGTTGTCGGCCCCGCCACCACGAGATGCTGGATCACCTCCCTCCTCAATGTCGTCTTCGTTCGGATCGGTGTGGATGCCGAAGCGCTCAGCCTCCGGGATTTCCGCGAGAGCCTGATCGAGGCCGGGGATATACTCCCGCTCGGCCATGAGGTTCTGCACGCCCTTGGCGAACGCTTCGTCGGGGATAGTGCCGGTCGCCTGCAGCTTCGTGACGGCGTCCATGGTCGTGTTGAACGTCGTGGCCTCTTCCTGCTCCGTCACGGTGCGCAGTGGTGCCCAGCGCCATGTGACCTTGGCCGGATCGACGCCGGCCGATCGAATCAGCGCCTCGTCGAATAGCTCCAGGCAAGGCCGTGTCTCATTTTCCTGCCCGTCCGACACGGTCGAATACCAGTTGTCGGTGTCGTGCTGGCCGGTGGCGTTCATACCCGCTGGCGAGCGGCCCATGAGCCGCGTGAACGGGATATCTGACACCGCGGCGATTTGCTGGTTAAACGCATCCATCATGGCCGGAATACCGGTCCAGTTCATGGTGAAGTCGCTGATTTTCTCGCCCTGTTCGTCGGCGCTCTTGTCGGAACGGTAGACCGTGGCGTTCAGCAGGTTTTCGCTCTGACCAATAAGGGCGATGCGCTTGTTAAGCTCTTCCTGCCCGCCGGGCCGCGTGGCCATGTCCAGCAGGTCAGGGATGCCGATGCGCAGCAGCTTGGCCTTCTTGACCAGTTCAGCGAACCAGCCCTGCGCATTGTCGCCGTTCTGCACCTCACGGAAGACCTGGCACAAACGACTATCGCCCCAGAACGCATCCTCGTCGGACATCGCGGACCCAGCGGGAAGCGGATCACCGCGGAAGCAGATGACACGGCTCGGGTGAATCGCTTGCTGCTTTCCGTCACTGCTGATCTGGAAAATGCGGGGATGGCGGTAGGTTGGGCTTGCGAGGTTCCTGTCCCAATCTTGCCCCTGAATCTCCCAGCGTGAGACCACGTTGATCGCGGTTAGCCCGGCGCTGCCAACCCCCGCCATGTCCAGAGGCTGTGAATGATCCCCGGCGGTGATGAGTATCAGGGCGCCGCCACCGATGCCGCGCAGGATCTCGGCGTGCTTGGTCTTGCCCCGCAGCCCTAGCCGCTTCTCTTCCTTCTCAATGAGCTCGATCTGAGCCTTCTCAGCTTGCCAGTCCCGCCACTTCTGCGTGCGATCGGCCGCAGGAATGCGGATGACCTTCCGTAGCATGCCCGACGACATGTATGCGGCCAAAGCGAGCTGGTGCGTGAAGAGACCGGACATCGCGGTCGATGACGGTCGCCCAAACGGATTGAGCCGGGAGGCGAACTCGAAAGCCGCTTCAAGTCCATCGGTGATCCACGCCATAGGTCAATGGCTATGGTCGACGGCGGTGGTCGCTTACCGCCGTCAGAGCATCGCGGCAGTGGAGTGCGCCTTGCTGACCTGCGTGAAGGCCATCACGAAAGCGTCCGCCAGATTGGGAGACGGCTTCGCGCCGCCCGGCCGATTCGCCTTGGCCAGATCCTTCTTGCTCTCGACCTTCACCTTGCCCGTGTTGTCATAGTCCCGCTTGGGTGTGCAGAGTTCGTCGATCAGAAGCTGTAGGTTGTCCATCTCCGACGAGATGAAGATCATGTCGGCGGGGTCGCAGGCAGCGCCCTTGGTCACCGCGTTGTGGGTGTTCTTGATGCGGTCCGCGACGCTCCACCAAGCCTGTGCCTTCGCATTGGCGAACATCTCCCTGTTCTTCTTTCGAGGATGCGAGGCGAGGTAGATGTCGTTCGGCTTTGACACCGGGCCGCCGGCATTGAAGCCGAGATGCACCACCTTGCTCGATCCCACATTGAGCTCGTTCACCTTGGCGCCGACACCAGCGCCGACACCGATGCTATCGTAGACGAGCTCAGCGTCACGGCTCTCTGCGGCATCACGCGCGCGGGTGGCCGACTTGAGCAGTTCGTCCTCGCCAGCCTTCCACAGGTCTGACCATGTCGCCAGCGGGCCACGGGCATGGATGAGTGCGTTCTTGTCCGCGCCACTGTCCGCGACATCAAAGCCCACCCGACTGCCTCCTGACGGGACAATTCCGAGCTTCGCATGAGCGTCGATCGCCGACATGACCCACGATCGCTTGATCACCGCGCTATCGTCATCATCGCGGGGTATGCCGAGGTAGATGTGCTGGTATTCGTCCTCGTCTTCCTCGCGGGCCGCCTTGATCACGTCGAGCATCGTCGATGACAGGAACGGATTGTCGACGTAGTTGATCAGGCGAGAGATCGTGCCCGGCGGAGGATTGAGGATGAAGCGACGCCAGACGAAGTCGGTCGACAGGAGGGGGTTGAAGACCAGCCAGAATTGTGAGCCCTGCTTGCGGATCGTCGGCTCCAGGATCTTCCACTGCTCCTCGGTGAGGGCGTGGGCCTCCTCAAGCCAACAGATGTCGACACCTTCAAGCGACTTGATCTCGTTGATGTGCCGCCACAGGCCATAGAAGACGAATTCGCTACCCGTCCGCCGGTGGATGATCTTGTTCTCAAGGATGCGGAACTGGTCGCGCAGCCCAAAGCGCTCGATGGTCTGGACAAGCAGCGTGTAGACCGATTCCTCGATCTTGTTCTGGAACTGGCGCGCACAGAGGAATTTGACCTTGTAGGCCTGCGCGAGGAAGATGGCGAAACCCGCGGCGTCCCATGATTTCGATGAGGCGCGACCACCGTAGAGGATACGGTTGCGGATCGGCTCCCGCTTCTCATTGACCGGCGCCTCCCAAAATGGGCGCAGTATCGGGTTGAGCGTGGGCCCGCCGTTATGGCCTATCCTGGCAGGCGCGTTCATTCACCCTCATCGTCCGGTTCAGGCTGGCTGTAGAAGGCGGCGAGACCGAGGGGTTTTCCATTGCTGGTGACGTCCACGCGGTCGGTGAAGAGCCCCAGATGTCGCCCAAGATCCACGAGAGCAGCGCGCTTGTCGTAGAACTTGACCTTGAGGCCGCCCTTATCGGTCTGGCTGATCTCGGAGATGGCCGCAGCGGTGTCATCGTCGATCACATCGCTGTCAACGAGCTCAACCTGATTGGTCACAGCATGGCGAATATCGCCGCTCTCGAAAATCTCTTCGATCTCGCGCTCATCGGGCGCCGCAACGGCTACGTTCGAGTTCCATTTGATCGCCTTGCGGATGTCGCTGAAACCGATCTTCATGAGCTCCCGGACGACATCATCGGCCTTCAAATTGACCCTCGCGGACTGCTTTTCGCGAGCTTCGGCAACAGCGGCTTGCACCTGAGCATTCCTGAGCAGACGTGCAGCGTTGACCTCTGCAGCATTTCCCTTCGCCACATAGCCGGCTCGGCGATATGCGGCTGTCGCGTTGAGATCGACGAGATATTCCTCGACGAAGCGCTGCTGTTTCGGGGTCACTGTCCGCCCCCCACAGCATAGCTGACACAGAGCGTCGCCTGCTCCAGCGGCTTGGGCGACAGGTGTGCGGTGAAGCCGATCTCACGCCCATTTCCGGTCAGGACAACCTCGATGCGATCCACCACGGCGTTCTGCTCTTCCGCCTTCTGCTTAAGGAGCATCAGCGCGTCATAGGTGCCGTCCGCCTTCAGGCCTGGCTGCTCTGCCTCGGCGAGCGCAAGCAACTTCACAAGCTCTTCGCGAGCGCGGTCGACGACCATGCGGTCCTTGGCGTGCTGCATAGCAGGCAGCGCCTCGATGCAAGCCTCAATGGTCGGTTCGTGAAGGGGCTCAGCCATTTGCCTTACCCCTCATCTTCGCCACGGCATCCCGACGCATCTGCTTGAGCTTGTCGCGCCCGACCACCGCCGTCCATGTCTGGACCCGGCGCTTGCCGTAGATGCGCTCCACACGCTGCCATCCGCCGGCGCAGAAGTGCTTCACGAACTCGGGATCGACCGGGATCGCGATCGATGTGGGGAGACGGCGGGGGCGACGATCAGTCTGCATTGACCTCATCCTCATCGATTGTGCCGAAGTTCGATACCGCCACCAGTTCGGCGAAGGCTTTGCGCGCTTCGGGCGTGCCGCGGTTCCATGCCCGGATCATCTCACGGGCCAGGTAATAATCCCGGTCCTCGTCCTCGAAGAGATCGCCGCTCTCGTAGCGGTGCTGGGTGACCGCATCGCGCAGTTGCCGGATCTGCCAATGCTGCTGGTCTGCCTTGGCGAGCAGGGTCAGCGCCTCATCCTTGGGCAAGCGAGCAACGGCCTTGTGGTGCTCGTAGGCGAGGCCCTTTGCGCGTGTCGGGGCGGGGAAGAGCTTGGCGACCTGAGAGGCGCGATCCGCAAACCGGTGATCGATGCCGGCCTGCTCCAGCGCGAGCTCGATCTGGTCCGGAAACTTCTCCCGTCCGTGGTTGACCCAGTCGCCGACCATGAACCCAAGATGCTTGTGCATCGAGCTGAGCTGGCGTCCCGTCTCCAGCCAGAGATCGAACGGGGCATCATCCGGCAGGACCAGCGTCACCTGCGCAGGGATGTCGATCGGGGCGAGGGCGTTCATGCGGATGCGGCCTTTCGTTGCTTGGCGAGGATCTTGTCAGCGAGGCTGTCGGCCTCCGTGACCGCGGCAACCTTCGATGCCAGGCGATCGCGGACGGCACCGTCGAAATACCTGAGCGACTTGGGTTGTGTGGCGGCTCGGGCCAGCGTCTCGCGGACGACGGCCAGGATCATATCGCGGTCGGCACCCGCTTCGATCCAGCCTTTGACGAGGACGTTCTGCTCGGCGATGCGGCCGGGATCCACAGCGGGAACACCGGCGGCCCGAGCAATCTCGCCGACACATCCGAGGATGCTATCGGGCGTCTGCGCGTCTGCTTCTGCTCTGCTCTGCTTCTGCTCTGCTTCTGGGGGTGTTTCACCCAACGTTCCGTCTTGTTTCTTGGAACGCTCCCTGAAACGTTTCACGCGTCCCGTGGAAACGTCGGACTTATACTGCCGACCCTCCCAATTATGGGGCGAGCGGCCTGTTTCTGAAACGTCGATCAAGTCGGCATCGACCAGACATTTCACGAGCTTTTGCGCCTTCCTCACGTCGACACGCAGGGCGAACGCAATGTCCTCGTCAGAGGGAATTTCGCCCTCGTGCTGACAGGCGAGGCACAGAATATTGATCCATGCTTTGAAGGTTTCGGCCGGGAGGCGCTGGGCCTTTGGGTCGTTGATGACCTCGGCGTACATACGGAACCAACCGGCCATCTTATCCCCTCACTGCCTGAAACGCGCCATGGAAATAGCCCTCGGTCGTCCGGGTCTCGCCGTTGCGACGCTTCGCGCAGATAAACTCGATCTTGCCGCGGCAGGCGTCCAAGGCGCGCTCGTGCTTCTCCATGTCAGAGCCGGCGCCGGCCAGGCGGAGATAATATTCGTCGCGGTAGAGGAAGACGACGGCGTCTGCGTCCTGCTCGATCTGGCCGCTGTCACGCAGGTCGGACAGCTTCGGACGCTTGTCCTCGCGCTGCTCAACGCCGCGGTTCAACTGCGCCAGCGCCATCACGGCAACATCATGGGTTTTGGCGATCGCCTTGAGCCCGCGGGAAACCTCCGAAACCGCCTCGACGGGGCCGTTGGTTCGCCCATCCGGGCGGACGAGCTGGAGATAGTCGACCACCACCAATTCGAGTGGCGTGCCTTTGGCCTCCATGCGGCGCTTGTACCGGCGCACGATCATGTTGAGGCGTCCGATGGTCAGCGAGCCGGCGTCCACGATATGGAATGGCATGTCACGCAGGCGCGAGCCGCAATCGTGCAGACGGCGCCGTGCATTGTCGGTGAGATTGTTGTCGCGGATCGCCTCATAAGGAACGCCGTACTGACCATCAAAAATCATGTCCGAAGCAGCGCGCTGCATCAGCTCGTTGCGGGACATCTCCAGGCTGACGAAGAGCACGCCATGGCCATTCTCTGCCGCCGAGAGGGCATAGGACATCGCGGCACAGGTCTTGCCCATTCCGGGCCGCCCAGCGAGGATGCAGAGGTGGTGCGGGCGCGCCGGCCCCATGGCCTCGTTGAAGCTCGGGATGGCGGGGGCGGTGACCCCGGACGCGTGGTTGTTAGACTCCTCGACCATTTCCCAGAAGGCGTCATGCGCGCTGATCTGGACAATGCCACCGTCTGCCCCCTCTTCCGGGGTAATGGCCGCATCGACCGCGGCGACAACCTCTTCACGGCTCCGGTTCATGTCCCCGGCCATATCGGCGGCGTCATGGAGGGCATCGACCAGCGCGCGGCGGCGAGCCATGTCCTTGATCTGGGCAATCAGGCTCAGCGCGGCGCCGGCGGCAAGAATGTTCGTCAGCGTGACGAGGTAGCCCATTCCGCCCAGCTCCTGCAGCGCCGGATCTTCGTGGAAATAGGGCTTGAGCGTGACGGGCGAGACGTTCTTGCCCAAGCTATGCTCGCGCACAATCGCCTCGAACAATCGGCCATGAAGCTGCTCATAGAAGTCGATGGCGACGAGGCCGTCCGCGAACCGGTCAATGAGCGTGTTGTCGGCCAGCATGGCGCCGATGACGGCGGCCTCTGCCTCGACGTTCCGCACGGCTTTGCTTTCCAACTGCTGCAGCATCAGGCGACATCCTCGGGGAGCGCGTTGATCGCGCCACAGAACCGCTTATGGGCTCGGACGATCTCGCGCTGATGGTTGAAATCCGTTCGCAGAGCCGGTTCGGTCTGTTGCCGGTGGACAAGCGCCACATACCGCTCCCAGAGCGTGTTGACGTCGGCTTGGGGAAGGGTGGCGATCGCGTTCATGCTGCCTGCGTCCCATACATGCGGCGCACATATTTGATCCGATCACGCCCCTGATCGGTCGTCTTGCCCACCGAGCGCGCGGCGACACAAATGCGCGCACCGTCTGCGATGGCATCGAAGAATTGCGCGTCCTGCCGCGCGGTCCACGGGGTGCGGCTCATATCTCCTCCACCTTCCAGTCAGCGAGAGCGGTGCGCCCGATCGGGTATGCGACCTTGAACACGAACGGATATTCCTCCGCCGCGACCTTCATCTTCACCTTGGCGTCTTCCTGGAACAGGATCGGGGCCCCCTTGACGTCGTGCATCTCCAGCACGCCCGAGGCGGGCAGCACGGCATAGTCGACGGTCAGGAAGGTGCGATCGGCCAGGCGGAGCTTGATCCCCTCATGCCGATACCAGAGGATGTCGCCGCGGTGCAGCGCAGGCTTGAGAACCTGATCCTCGTAGCGCTGCTCGGTCTTGTTCTTCTCGCCCTGCTTGAGGCGGCCAAGCGCGCGGAAACGCTGCTGACGACCAGCGACGATCTGTAGAGCGGAGGAGCGGCCCGAGCCCATCAGATCAACTGCAACTGGATTGCATAGGTCTCGCGCAGGGCATTCTGCTCCTCGCGCTTGGCTCGCTCGATGGCGCGCTCCTTGATCGCCCAGCGCATCGTGGGCACGTCGTATCCCTCGGCCCTGGCAGCGGCGAAACGGTCCTTGATGTCCTCGTTGATGCCCTTGCGCTCTTCAGACAGGCGCTCGATCGCCTCGATGTGCAGCCTCAGACGGTTGTCGGTCGCTTCGTCGCTCACGGGCGCACTCCTGTTTCGATGATGGTCTTGATCCGGGCGACGCGCGCATCGGAAAGCTGGGCGCGGCGCTTGGCGGCCCATGCGGAATTGGCGGAGCGCGTGGCTGCGACGATCATGTCGAGCGATGGCTTCTCGGGCTGGGGCTCAGTTGCCCGCCTTGAGAGGCGCCGAGCGGCCCATGCGTCGAGAGAGCGGCGGAGGAGGGAGAGCATCAGGCGGCCTTCCAATCGAGCCAGCCAAGCGTAGGCTTGCCGACATAACTGTGGTCCCAGACGAACCATGCGAAGGCGAGAACACCATGTCCGTCACCCTGCTCACTGAGCCGACCGCGCTGCATCGGCACGCGGCGGGACATGACCCAGACGTGCGCAAGAGGCGTCGTCGGTAGCCATTCGCCGCGCTGGAGCGATTCCAGGAAGGCGAGGCGGAGGAACATGGCGACCTTGCCGGTGGTCAACGACAGCGCCTTGTCCACGAAGTCCTGCGCCATACCGAAGGGCGGGTTTGTGACGATGTTCGGCGCCCGGGCCTGCCATTCCATGAGGAAGTCGATGCGCGCCTCGCCATAGCCCCGATCGACCAGATCCGTGCTGATGACTTCATGGCCAGCGTCGATCAGGACACGCGACATGTCGCCTTCGCCGCAAGCGGGCTCCCAGATCGCGCCATCGAACTGCTCGACGCGCAGAAGGGCTTCGGTCGCAGCGGGCCACGTCGGATAGAAGTCGTCCTTCTCCCGGTTCTCGTGATCAACCGTCTGCGCGGTGGAATAGGCGACGCCAGCGCTCACATAACCTCCCGCTCAACCCGGATGAGCCGGGAGACAAGGAGCGACCAGATGAGGGACTGGAGGAGGGTCATGCTGCGGCCTCATCGGCAGGATAGATCACGAAATCGTGCTGATAGCCTTTGATGAGCCGGCGGAATTTCTCGGCCGTGCACATGTGAAGCTTGCCCTTGCCAAACTCATTGCCATCGGGGTCAATGAAGCGGCGGGTGAAGAAAACGCGCGTCGGGAAGCGTCCGGGCTTGTGAGTTGAGACTACAGTGAACTGGCAACGACCCGTGCCATCAGCGACTGCCTCAACATCTTCTGGTCCGACGTTTTCGAAGCGAACGCCTGGGTTCCATGTGGGGCGATCAGCGTAACCATCTTCGTCGAGGTCGGTGTAAACCGCGCGGACGAACGGATAGGCGATGCCAAAGACTTCTCCGTCGAGGGGAAGTTCGCTCATGCCGCAAGCCCCTGAATGCCGCGCGCTTCGTCCACGATCGCACTGAGCTTGGCGATGAGGGGCGCGATGAGCAGCGCCAGGTCGAGCGTTTCGACATGGTCGCGTCGGCCGTCCTCCAGCACCTTGATGAAGGCGGTGACGAGCCCGGACAGCTCGGCGAGCGTGTTCAGATCGTTCGCGGCCTCACTGTGGATCGGGACGGCACGGAAGCCATAGAGCGCCAGCGTGTTCTTGAGCGCGGTCGGATCGACCAGCAGGCTCGCGAGCATCTTGTGCGCTTCGGGCAGCGTCTCGCCGGTAATCGCTCGATTGACCGTCTTGGGATCGACGTCGATCGCATCGGCCAGATCGCTCTTGCCGTGCTGGAATGAGACGGTTTGCCAGTCCAGTGCCAGCGCGGCGGACACATCTGCCTTGCGCGGCGGGAGCTTACGGGCGGACTTTGTGCGCTGCGTCATGCATTTCGCTCCATGCAATGGAAGACAGAGACCCCATCCCCCTCGCCGATCTTCTCCCCGCCATCCTGATGCGGGTTGGGGAGGCTGCTGCCCTCGGTGGGAGATTCGAGGGCAGCAGTTCCGTTGCCGCCGGGGCAGAAGAAGGAGAGCGCCCCGGCGGCGCTGGTGCGTGCGTCTGGGGAGACAGGCTTGGTTGCCGACGCACCAGTTTTCAGAAGCTCTCCGAGAAGCCCGTTCTTCCGGATGAATTCGAGAGCCTGCTTGCCCCTCTCGCGCTCACGGTGCGCAGGCATCAGGCAGGGGCAGACGGGATCGCCATTCTGTGGGCCGATGCAGTTGCAGGCGCGCGACGGCGAGGTGTTGGCGCAACCCTGTGCGGGGCGCTGTTGGTAATCCAGCGGGCTCATTTGCTGCACCCGCGATTGATCTGTGATAATTGCGAAGGGCAATTATTCGAAATCGTCGGAATTAAGACTACGACGCCCTTGCCGCTCGCGGAAACATGTTGCAGCCTCAACTTCCCGGGAAGCTGCCCCCGGGGCGAGTCTGAACAAGAAAAATGGAGAGGGGCATGGTTGCAGCTTACGTCGCGCAGGCGCCGGATTTCGACATCGAGAACGGCGTTGTGTGCGTTAAGGCCATTTCGCAGGGCAAAACGCTCTGCTGGCATCTGCCGCTGCTGGAGTTTCGACGAGCGGCGGTCCGCGCGGCTAATGTCCTGCGCGAGCATGATACTCGTGGCGATGTGGTGCCGTTTAAGAAGGATGGAGACTGCGAGCACGATTAGGCGGCCACGCGATAGGGACGGCCATTTGGGGCCATCTTGCCCTCGATCTGGCGCTGGCGGGACCAAGCAGCCCGAGCCTTCTTCGGAAGCGCCTCGCGATCAAATGATCCTGCCAGAAGCTGGTCGATCACATCCCGAACGAACGGCGACATGTGGAACCACTCGCCATTCGCCTGATGATCGGCGCAAAGCTGATGAAGCTGAGTTTCGAGAAAGCGAGGGCCGTCAACCGTGCCGAGAAGCACGATGCTGACGGGCACCCAATGTTTGACCTGCTCGAACCGCTTGAGCGCGTTGCCGGAGAAGCCGATCTTCACCCGCTCAATCTCAGGAGCGTATATGAAATACACGCTCATGCGGCCACACCGACAAAGTCGTTCGGCGTCACAGCGCCGTCCGTCGCATGGAAGATGGCCTTCATCAGCTTATGGCTGGGGCGGATGGTGCCGTTGGCGGCGCGCGTTATCGTGGACACCGGCTTTTGGGTCCGCTCCGCGAGCTTCGATGGGGTGTTGCCATCGATGGCAAGATATTCGGCTAGCGTCATGACGACATGTTTGCGTCACACGCAAACGAAAGTCAATTCCGTTTTTGCGTCTCACGCTTTGCCGCAGGTTTGCGCGCCGTGCAAAATGCCGACTATGAGGGTGATGCTGGCACAGATTCGTGGCGAACGGCGGTTGGAGGACATTGCCGACCAGTTGGAGGTGTCGATCAGCACCGTCCAGCGCTGGGAAAAGGCGTCTATGTCAATCCCGAGCCTGCGTTTGCCGGACATCGCCAAAGCATATGGCTGCTCGATCCATGACATCTTTGCAGAGGATGATGGCGGCGAGCCGGGAGATGCCGCCCAGGTGATCGATATCTGGTCTCGCATCCCCGCCGATAGGCGCGACGAAGCGAAGCAGCTCCTCTCGGTAATTGCTCAGAAACGCGCGTGAAGCTGCGCATCGGCTTTTGGAATAGGCTTTACTTGGCAATCGCGCTGGTCGCCCTCATCGTGGCGCCGATCGCATGGATGTTCCACATTGGCGCCGAAGAGTCCGAGGCTTCCAGAAGTTGGATCCGGTACTGCGAGACATCCAACCTATCAGTCACGCCATCCGACTACGAAGGATATCAAAGGTGTATCGATTTACGCCGCTATGCCCGGCCGCACATTCTCGACGAGATGCGTGAAGCCGCTTTAGTGGTCGTCGTTTTGTCTGTCGTCATCTGGGTCGTTCTTGCGGGACTTATCGCGCTCGCAAGATGGGTGGCTAGGGGCCGACGCATCAACTAATTTGCGTGACGCGCAAATAAAGCATTGACAACCGTTTGCGTGACGCGCAAATATCCCTCCCATAACCCGATGGGAGCAGATCATGTCGAGCAAGCCCGAACTAGTCAGAAACATGAAGACCGGCACGACGGGCTTTGTCGTTTGCCGCTACAACCGCCGCAACGACGGTAAGGGCATCGTCGAGGTCAACACAGGCCTTGCTAAGCACATGCACTGGCTCGCCTCGAATGTGGAGGCGGCCTGATGCGCACCTTCATGATCGATGGCCGGGCTTACCGGACGGACGGGGTTAAGAGCCCCGTCTCAGGTCGCCTTCGCGTTGTAGAGTCACTCCGCGACGATGGGCAGTGGAAGACGGTTCGCAACATATCCCGTCGCGACCAAGTTCTGGCCCGCCTCGAAGCCGAGCCCGTCGCATGAACGCCCCCTTCACCCCGCCGACGCTGCTGGTCAGCTTCATCAGCACGGCCTCGTATCAGGCGCTCGTGGATGCGCTCGGAGCCATTCTCGACGAGATGGACAACCGGGTCGGCATGAACCCGACCAACGACTTCGAGCGCGACATGGCCAGCATGCGGTCCGCGCTGATCGGTCTGGAGATCACGTTCCCATCCAACATGGAAGCGGTGGACGAGGCGATGCGCGCGGTCGAGTATCGCCGGGCGGGGTATTATTAATGCGGTACGACCACGAGATCGACGAGGCGATGTCTCTGCTCGATGCGGTCCACCGCAACAGGCAGATCACCGACAGCATCGCGCATCACATGGAGGAACTGGCCGGCGCACTTTATCGTGTAGGTCAGACCAGCGTCGCGGACGAGATCATTTGCTGGATCGATCCGCTCATGCAGTCGGCGAAACAGGTCACGTCCTCCTATTCGATCGAACTCAATCGCCAGATTGGCGAACAGACAGCCATGTCCACCAACATGGTGATGCTCGCCATCGAAGCGGCCGGAGCACGCGCATCTCGGAGTGCTTCCAAATGAGCCTCTACGACCTGCGCCATGGCGCAGCCCGCCGCCAAGCCCGCTGGCTTGAGCTTCTGACCAACGCCGGCCTGTCTGCGGACGAGGCCCGCCGGATCGCTTTCGGGGAGGAGGCGTGATGCCAAAGCTCCCGATCCGCGCCGAGCAATTCCAGACGGCAGACTTTCTCGCATGGCTTGCGAGAAACGGCGCCGAGGTCTGCACGCCGACCAATCCCTACGAACTGGTTCGCTATCGAGCCTATACGAGCGGCGCGACCAAGGCGATGACACACATCGTCTACCGCAAGGACAACGGCCTGCTGACGTGGACCGGCGCGTCGATGAAGCACTACGAGGCGTTCATCAGTGGCGCTGAATTCGCTTGGTCGCAGCCCTATGCTGTTCGCACGTCCGAGCCTACCGAGCCTGCTCCCAAGAAGCTGGGTACTGCCGCCCGTCACAGAGCGCAGATCGCCAAACGCGACGGCACCGATTGCTGGTTCTGTGGTCTGCCGCTCGGCTCGGACGTGACGCTGGAGCATCTTCTGCCGCAGTCGAAGGGTGGCCGGCACAATGCTGCCAACCTCGTCCTTGCGCATGAGCGCTGCAACGGCCGGGCTGCAAACCTCTCCATCAGCGAGAAGGTCGAATTGCGCACCCAGATGCGCGCCGCCCCCGAACACCTGCTGTGCGCTGCCAATGTGGAGAAGGATCATGGGTGAGTTTCTCGACCATCTGCGCGCCGTCAACATGGAGCGCTACGAAGCGTGGGCCGGTAAGCCCATAAGCGACCCGCTCTTTCAAGCGACCGAGCTTGGCGGTGAAGTCGGCGAACTGCTGAACGTCGTCAAGAAGCTTTACCGGGAAGAGCAGGGCTGGCGAGGCTCGCGGGCGACCATCGGCGACCTGCGCGGCGAGATCGCGGACGTTCTGATCTGCCTCGACAAGCTGGCGGCCTATTATGGCGTCGATCTGGCTGCGGTGACCATCGCAACGTTCAATGCCACGTCTGACAAGGTCGGGTTGCCGCACAAGCTCTCCCGCGCCCTAGACACCGCCCCGCAGGCGGAGGTGGTGGAAGGTGCCTGACTTCTACGAGAAGGCAACGCCGAGGCCGTGGCTGGGCGCAAATATGATCCATGCCGAGCGCGGCGACCAAATGACGCCAGAGGAGATCGGTGAATACGTGGCTGGCTGCATTCGGAAAAGCCGAGAACTCGGTGGCTCTGATCAGTTTCTTTTCATCACGACAGAAGAGGAGGGCGGACCCGACATTTGCCATGTCGGCAATGGCCCGAAAGGACCGTTCAACACCGCCCTGATCGTCCACGCCGTCAACTCGGTCGAAGCCCTTGAGGCTCGGGTGAAGGCGCTGGAGGGCGCCGCTAGCCGTCTCGTCGCAGCTTTCGACCAGATGAAAATGACGCAAGCGGAGCGCATCATAGTTGGCATTTCCGATGCGGGCCTACGCACTGAAGGAAATGCGGCGATCGAGGCTCTCCGCGCCACCCTCTCCGAGGCTGAGGCGAAGGGGGAGGGGCTGTCGTGAGCTACGACGTCGACATCGGGGGTGAGAGCTTCAACTACACCTATAACGTTTCGAGGCTCTTCCACGACCACATCAAGGGCGATGCCGCGACTGGCATTCAGGCACTCGATGGCCTCACCGGGAAGAGGGCGGCCCAGCTGATTTCGGCGGCCTTTGCGGAAATTGACCGCAAAGTCATGAATCTTTGGGACCGAGACGCGGTCGGCGAGCCTCGGTTTTGCGCTCTTTATGATGCTGCGAATGGCTGGGGTTCGGCCGTTGGAGGCATCTTGTTTCTCGCCAGCATCATGGGGGCCTGCACACGCCATCCTCGCGCAATCGTGAGGGTTTCATGAGCCGCGCCCGCATCACAAAGGAAACCGATCATGACTGAGTATGTGGCGGAGAGCCCGGAGGAGATGCGCGCGATCAACGCGCTGCGTCGCCTCGCGAAACGGTGGCCGAAGACGCTTTGGCTGTTTTCCGCATCCGGCGCCCTATGCGTGATGCGCCGCAATGAGGAGGGCGACCGCGCACGCGTCGAGGGCGGAGGCATGGACCCGGCCTACGTTATCGCAACGATCGATATCCCGAACGACGGAGGCGACTGGTGACCGAGTATGTGGCGATCCCGCACTGCCGCGCGAAACCGGCGTGGTTGGAGGATGATGCACTGGTGGCCGAAGGGGAGAACTACGTTTTCCTTTGGCCAGCAGCGGAAAGGATTTGGGGCGGCAGAGCCTACCTCCTCCCCGCCGACCATTGGGCCGCGCCCGTCCTGATCTACAACCGCGACCACGGCACCAAATTCCTGCCATGGAACGCGGCGCTGCAAGGGCCTAAAGCGCCTCTCGACTACAATGGCGGAATGGTGATGCGCGCGGACGGGATAGTCTGCGACTATGACCGCCGGTTCACCAGTTGGTATCCGGCCCCGCCCGGCTTCGAGAAGAACACGATCATCGGCTACGAACCTGCAAGCGATCCTTGCAAGTTGCCCACCCCCGCGCCGACTGACCATGCCGCAGAGGTGCGGGTTGAGCATATCCGGGCATGGCGTGATGCCCTCGCGAAGGCTGCTGCTGAACGCGGCGAGCCCATGTTTCTTGGAAAGCCCGATGGATGGCACCAAGACCCGCACTGGTTTTGCCCGAATGGCCATGTCAGCGGCAATTTCTTGAAAGGTGACGATGGCGACCGCTGCCTCGCCTGTCACGAACCGGTGCTCCTCGGGCCGCCGATCGGTGAAGAGGCGTTCGGCTATGTGTTGGCCGCACTTGCCATCCCTGCCAAATTCGAGGCCGACCATCTCGCGGGGGTGGGGGATAATCATCTACGCGCGATATTATCGGCGCAGAAGGTCGAGCCATATCGAGGCTGGAATATCACGGAACTGAACAAGGCGGGGGAAGCTGCGAGAGCGTATCTCGGCCTGCCATCCGTGCGCGACCTCAACCCGGACATCGCTGCGCTACAGGACCACGCCGCCCGCCTCGCCGCAAAGGACGGCCCGCAGTGACCCCGCTCCACCGAGAGGCTGTGAGCCGGCTGTCCAGATCCGATTGGATCGCCGGGCTGGGATGGGTCGTGTTCGTCCTGGCTTCGATCGGGATGATGGGGATGGTGCCATGAAGCACGAACCGATCTTCGTCGTCCCGGCGCGCGAGAACTTCGCAACCTGGGACGACTGGATGGGCGCCCGCAGCCGGGCTCTGACCAACTTCTACCATGCCCGCGAACGCGCTGAACGCCGTGCGCGCTGGCGCAAGGAAGGACTGTTTCAATGAGCATTTCCAACAATCCCCCGGCGCATGAAGCGTTCAGCCTTCATATCGAGGAGTTGTTCGCGCTCGTCTCCAGCACAGTTGCCGGAGCCACGGTCGAAACCGATGAGCAGGACGCCGCGCTTGACAACCTGATGGACGACCTCCGCAAGGCCCGCAAGGATGCCGATGCCGAGCGTGTGGCGGAGAAGAAGCCGCACGATCAGGCCGCCGCAGATGTTCAGGCACGGTGGAAGCCATTGCTCGACCGCTGCGACATGGGTGTGGCCGAGATCAAGCGTCTCCTCACGCCTTATCGCGACAAGAAGCAGAAGGCGAAGGACGAAGCCGCCAGACTGGCGCGCGAAGAAGCCGCTGAGCGCGAGCGCGCTGCCCAAGCCGCCCTGCGTCATTCCGAGGATATGGAGGCCCGCTTCGCCGCCGAGGAGCAGTTGAAGCAGGCGCGCAAGTTCAACGCCACTGCGAACAAGATCGATCGCACTGCGACCGGCCTGCGCACGAAATGGACCGCAACCGTCACGGATTACAAGGCGCTGCTCCGCTATGCCATGGAGCGCCAGCCTGACCTTCTCAAGGATTGGCTCGCCGACTTTGCCGACAGCGAGGTCCGGTCTGGCGTGCGGGAAATCCCAGGCGTCGAGATCAAGGAAGTGAAGGTGGCGGCATGACCGACAATCTCCGCATCTGGAGCAAGGTCGAAAAGACCAATCCAGCCCACACCAAGAAGGTCAATCAGCGCGGAGGCTTCACGGCCATTAGCGCGGCCTACCAGATCCTCGCGGCGACTGAGCAGTTCGGGCCGATCGGTGAGGGCTGGGGATATGAGACGGGCGATCCGACCATCAGCCACGATCTGATCATCGTGCCGGTCACGCTCTGGCACGGCAACCGGGAGAACAGGTTCGGACCGATGCTCGGCTGCGAGGAACTGAAGGACAGTAAGGGCCGGGTCGATAGCGACGCCCCGAAGAAGGCGGTCACCGATGGCCTGACCAAGCTCCTGTCACAGCTCGGGTTCAATGCGGACGTGTTCCTCGGGAAGTATGACGACAGCAAATATGTCGCCCAGATGGAGCGCGAGTTTGCGAAGCAGGAGCCGGCGGAAAGCAAGCCGGACCCCGACAGCTACATTAGCGACGAAACCCGCAACTGGCTCGCCGGCCAGATCGACGCCAGCGCGACCACCATCGGCGCAGTGTGTGCGCAATACCAGATCCAGAGCTTGAAGGAGCTCAAGTTTGGCGAGGTGCGCGGCGTGGTCGCGTGGCTCAAGTCTCAGAAGAAGGAAGCCGCCTAAATGCAGTCAATAGTTATCGCGGGCCGGATCGGCTCAGACGCGGCCCTCCGCACAACCCAAGGCGGAGACAAGGTCGCCAGCTTCAATGTCGCCGTCGATTATCGCGACGGGCGCGACAAGAAGACCAATTGGTATCGCGTGAGCCTTTGGGGCAAGCGGGCCGATGCGCTCCAGCCCTATCTGCTCAAGGGCGTGTCGGTCACCGTCGCGGGCGAGTTCAGCCTTGGCGAGTATGAGGGCAAGCCGCAGCTCAACCTCCGCGCCAACGAGATCGCCTTGCAGGGCAGTCGCAGCGGCGGCCAGCAGCAGTCGGGGGCGGGCGGTGGCGGCGCGAAAGCGAGCTACCAAGATGACCTCGACGACGATTCCATCCCATTTTAGGAGGCGCCCGTGCGAACCTGCACAAAGTGCGGCGCAACCAAGCCGCTCGAAGATTTCTACAGGCATAAGGAGAGCCGGGCCGCAAAGTGCATTGAGTGCACCAAGGCTTACGCGCGGCAGAACCGTCTTGATAACATTGAACGAGTTCGCGCTTATGACCGAGAGCGGGCAGACTTGCCTCATCGCCGGGCACTCCGGCAAAGCGTTGTTGATCGGTACGAAAGCCAGTTCCCGGAACGGAAGCGGGCAAATACGGCGGTTGGCAACGCACTTCGAGACGGCAAGCTGACTAAGGGGCCGTGTGCATTCTGCGGCTCTACCGAGCGCGTCCACGGCCACCACCATGATTACAGCAAGCCTCTCGACGTCACATGGCTTTGCGTCCCCTGCCACCGGCGTTTTCATGCCTTGGAGGCCATGGCGACTTACGACCGTGCCGGCCACGGAGGGAGCTTCTGATGCTGCGCCGCCGCTCGAAATCCAAACCCGTGGCTATGAAGCGCTACCACGACAAGATTGCGGCCATGCCGTGCCTTGTCTGCGGCGCTCGGGCGACCGTTCACCATGTGACGGCCAGCATCCACGGCGGCCGGATTTCGCGGCGCGATGACCGGGTGGTCCCGCTCTGCCCGGTGCATCATCAAGTCATCTACGGCCCGCGCGAGAGTGTCGAGGCATTGGGACATAAAGGCTTCTTTATGACCTACGGCATCGACCTTCTCGCGGAGGCGGAAAGGCTGGCGGCGCAATGACCGTTCAACTTCTCCCGCGTCGCTGCCGGTGGTGCGGCAAGCCTCTCAAGCAGAACGTCAACGAGCCAAACTACGACTTCCGCGCCCGCGTCTATTGCAATCTGGGATGCGCTGAAGCTCACAAGGAGGTCCGCAATGGCTGACACCGAACCACTCCTGTTCCGGACCGTGCTTGGCGCGCTCTACCCGAAGGCGCGCGAAACGACGCTTGCCAAGGCTGTCGACAGGTTTTGGTCGAGCGTCTCAAAGGCAGGCGATGACGATTGTTGGCTTTGGATTGGCTATCATCGCGCCGGGTCAGAATATGGCGTCTTCAGTGTCTCGGGACAGCCCCGCCAAGCCACCCACGTTGCTTTGTACCTAGACGGGAGAAAACCGCCTTCTCCGGAGGCTATGGCGCTGCATTCTTGCGATGTCCCTGCATGTTGCAACCCGGCTCATCTGCGATGGGGAGACGCCCAGGGCAATGCGGACGACCGGGAGGCGCGGGGGCGCAGTGTGAAGCCCCGTGGTGAGCGTCATGGTCATGCGAAGCTAAATGATGACGCCATCCGGTTCATCCGGACGTCTGGATGGTCCCTAAGCAAGCTCCAAGAGAAATTCGGTGTCAGCATTCGCGTGCTGTCGCTCGCCCGAGCCGGGAAGACATGGAGGCATGTCCCATGAGCGAGCGAGCGCCCTTGCTATTTCGCGTCCAGCTTGGCGCGCTCCGCCCGGAAAGCGACGAGGCGGCGACCGCCCTGAAGGCCATTGGCGGAAACGAAATTGTGCGCATCGAAATCAAGAAGGTGCGCGGCAATGTGAAGCGGCTCCGTTGGTACTGGAAAATGCTCTCGATCGCGCTCGATAACCTGTCAGACGCATTCGACGGTCCGGTCACCACCGAGGTTCTGCATAAATGGCTCAAGCGCGAAGCTGGCCTCGCCAAGCCGGTGCGCTCGCTCAAGACGGGCGAGATCATCGACTACGATTACGACAGCATCGCCTTTCACAACATGACCGAAGACCAACGCGCGGCCTTCGTGGACTTCGCCAGCCAGAAGCTTGCGGCTCGCCTCGGCGTGCCCGTCGAGACCCTGACCCGTGAAGCCAAGGCCGCCTGAGAAGGAGAAGAGGGATGTTTTGGAACCCGTTTCAAAAGCGAATTACCCGACAGGAACATGAAGCTATTCTCACGATTTACAAGGACGCTCTTGGGGAAGCCCAAGCTGATGTTTATCGGCTGAGAGATGAGAACTCCTCGCTTGTCGGCGAGTTAGCCGCTCTCCGCGAACGCGAGGAAAAGCGGCAAGCGTCCCTGCGGGCTTGGAACGCCCGATACAAGGGCAACGCGAACCTGATCCCCGGCGCGAAGAAGGGGGAGGGGGTGTGATGGCTGATCTGGCGGACCTCATCAACGAAGCTGTTGTCGCGCGGATGACGCCCGACTTCATCGAGAAAGAGATCAACACCCGGGTCGATAAGTTGCTCGTGGAGAGCATCGACAAGGCTCTTCGCACTTGGAGCGACACCGGGAAGTTGATCGAGAAAGCGGTCGAGGATGCCCTGCGCGTCAATTCGATCGACCTTCCATCCTACGGCGACACGGTGACGAAGATTCTGCGCCAGCAGATTGAAGCACGCGTCGCGCCACTGGTCGCCGGCAAGCTGGCCGAGGACATGGACGCATTGCTGCACCTCGCCCCGGCGACGATCAAGCTGTCGAAAATCGCAGAGATGCTGCTTGAGGAGAGCGGCGTCGAATGGGGTGATGCGATCACGGTCAACACCGACGAATATGAGCCTGGCAAGACCAGCTGGATCTATCTCGACGACGAAATCCACGAGCGGCCGTCCTATTCCATCGGCGATCCGAAATATCGCTGCAAATACCGTCTCATGATCGACCGCGAGGGCAAGATTGCGTCCGCGATTATTCACGATGTCGACATGAAGAAGGTCACCCAGATCGGGCGGTCATGGGGGCTCGGTCAGAGCATCCGAGCATGGCACGCCTGCGGAACCGTCATCGAAATGGACATCGACCATGTCGTCATCGGCAAGGGCGATTACTGATGACCCGCCCCGTATCGGTTAACGGCGCCATAGCGCTGGCCACTCCGCCGCGCGCTCGCAGACGCGTCGTCAAGAAAGGCCGCATGGGCGTGACGGAGACGCTGAAGCGCAAAGGCGACTGGCACTGGTGCAGCGTGAAGCAGGCTTACGTGCTGGTCGAATAACCCCACCGCTGTCCCTCCAGCACAACCAACCGGCGTGAGGGGCAAATGAGTTTCCAACCAAGGGACGGCGTGTCAGCCGAATAAGCGGCGCCGGAATTTATGAGTGATCTGTATATGAGTGACGCCAAAGCAAAGACCGTCTCTGCCTTTATCGAAGGACTGACGATCCTCGCACGGCACATGCCAAACGGGCTGGATCAGGCCTTCGCTTTCGGGGCGGAACACGACGTTATCCACATTTGGGGTGATGTGTGTTTGGATAGTCTGCCCGAGGATAGCGAGGATGGTCGGCGGCTTCAGGCTCTTGGCTTCCATGCCGACAGCCATCTCGATCAGTGGCAGTATTTTACATGATCCCGCCTGACTGGTGCTGCAACTGCGGCAAATACGATCCTGGCACGGTCAAGCAGCTGTGCCCCGACTGCGCCGCGCTTTATCCCGATGAGCAACCAGCAACTGCGGAGGGTGAGGATGGAAACTAAGATGGACATCGCCTTGCGGGTGATGCGGGTCTTCAATAGCTTCGACGGCCCGAGCTGTGATGAGGTCTGGTGGCGGACAGATGGCCAATATGGTCCTGTCACCATGCTGGTCAATTGCAACGATCTGTTCTTTTGGGGCTGCGCCGATTGTGAGGAGGTGACGGCCGAGAATATTGATTTGCTCGAAAGCACCTATGCCGAGCTTCAAGCGCTAAGTGATCGCGCGGCCGAAGACACGGCGTCCCTGTTTTGCGCTCGCTCTCGCGGCGCTAGACCACAGGGAGCTTGCTACAAGAGCTTTCGGCCAGAGACTGTCCCGCTCTTCAATGCATGTGGAGAGGAGCGCGCTGTCGGCTTCGGCAATCCAGTTGCCGCCACCCTTCCCACCGGCGAGGCGGGATGACAGCCCGGGCGAAGTTCACGAAAGCGGACCTGAAGCGCGCAGCTTCAGGCGTGGTCGCTGCTGGACTTCCCATCCGCAAGATCGAGATAGACCAGAACGGGAAAATCACCATCCTTACCGGCCACCCGACGAATCAGGCCGATGAGGACAACAGCGAATGGGCAGACCTCGCGTGAACAAGAGCCTGCCAGACGGGGTTTCAGCCTTCCGCGACCGCCACGGGAAGACGCGCTATCGCTTCCGTGCGAAGGGGAAGAAGGCCGTCTATATCAATGAGACGCCCGGCACCGAGGCGTTCTGGCAGATTTATCTCGCGCTCAAGAACGCGGCCAAGCCCGCCATCGGCGAGGAGAAGGTCAAGCCAGGCACGTTCGACGATCTCATCTCGCGCTTCTATCGCAGCGCATTCTGGAAGGGCATCCGCACCGAAACGACGCGCACCGTCTATCGCGGCCAGATCGAGCGCTTCCGGGCCACATATGGCGATCGGCAGGTGAGCGGTATGACCGCCGTCATGGTCTCCAATCTCATGGGCAAGATGGCCGACACACCGACCGCCGCTGCCAACCTCAAGAAGCGGCTGAGCCAACTCTTCGATTTCGCGATCCTGCAAGGCTGGCGGAAGGACAACCCGACCAAGCCCGTGAGCGCGCCGAAGAGCGGCAGCACCGGCTATCACACATGGGATGAAGACGAGATCGCCGCATTCGAGGCGCGGTGGCCTGTCGGGACACGGGAACGCTTGGCGCTTTCCCTGCTGCTCTACACCGCCCAGCGCCGCAGCGACGTCGTGCGGATGGGGCCGCAGCATGTTCGCGATGGCAGGATCAAGGTCCGGCAGCAGAAGACCGGCAAGCTCCTTGAAATCCCCGTGCACCCGATCCTGCGCGAGGCGATCATGGCGGCACCGTCCGGCCAGCTTGCATTTCTCGTGACGAAGGCGGGCAAGCCATTCACCGTCGCCGGCTTCGGCAACTGGTTCAGGGATAGGGCCCGAGATGCCGGCCTATCGGGATGCAGTCCGCACGGACTGCGCAAGGCTGCATCGAGGCGCATGGCCGAGCTTGGCCTATCGAACCAGCTCATCAAATCGATCACCGGCCACATCACCGATTCCGAGGTATCTCGCTACACCCGAGACGCCGAGCAAATCGCGATGGCGGACAAGGCGATGGCTGAAGTTGCACGGGCGGATTTGGCTAACCGCCAGAAACCCGATTTGGCTACCTCACAGGAAGGTATTGAAAATGCGTCATAA